CCCTGTTGCAAAAAGGACACACTTCTTGAGATGTTGCAGAATTACAACACTTTTTTGTAGTATATTGACGATATATCAGTTAGTTTATGCAGTAAAAACAGTTACTTAGTAGCTAAACACCTTGCAAATATAGCAAAAAGGCTTTCAAAATGCCCACCCTGCGAGGGCCACCCCCCGTTACCCAGTACGTATATATACACAAACACACAGAAGTGCTTTTTTAAAGGGTGACAAACTGTCGCAGGTATACAAAAACCCTCTTGACACAGCCTTATTTCCGGGTATAACTGCGGAGCAGGAGCAGGTTAGTTTAACATTTGATGTTTTAACATAATAAATAGTAAATATATATAAATAGTTTAACTATATAAAAGATGTTGGACATAGGAAAGTTTAACTTGACAGTTATACTAACCTCCTGTATACTAAATCTAGTAACACATTCATAATTATAACCAATAACTTGTGTTATACTAGGTATGTATCATATGCTGGGTGTCTTTCTTCCTCACATCCTCCTCCTCAACACGTAGTTTATGGTACATACCGCCTTTTAGGTAACAATATGTATAAGAATAAAGTCAGTATGTACTCTTCTGAAGACGTAATAGAAGAGTTCTACGATGCTATAGCAGACGGTGACAGTAAAAGACTACGGAGAGTACACATTCCTAAGTCAGATGTGTTCTATGTGCGTGAAGCATTGAAAGTTAGACTAGGAAAAAGCTTTACTTTAGACCACGTAGAAAGAGCTATGTACTTAGAGGGCCACTTAAAGCGACATGAAGTGTTAGACCCGGGTAGAAAAAGACCTGGGGTAGGCTAACTTTGTTAGTGTTGGATAAATAAAGTGTTGACATTAAGATCTGTATCCATACAACTATGTACATTAGGAATATTAACAGCTTGTCAAACAATAAACTATACTGCATCGTGTCGAGTGGGGGATGTTGTATGTCAGAGAAACCAAAATGCAAGAACACTCGCACTTATCGGACATACGGACGCTGCTACGGAGCTTATGTGTAGCGATACCGCTATTACTGAGTTACAATCTGGGGTATGCACAGGAACAAGTACCCCTTGATGACGGAATAACTAACAATAACACTACTACGACAGACAACGGCAACGATATAGAGGGTGACTTCTCTAACAACTACGAAGATTCTACTGTAGATTCTAACAATCAGAGTCAAGTCACAAACTACAACGGAGCAGGATCTTCACCGGGCAGCAGCCCTGTAATGTCCAGCATAGCTCCGACAGTAATGGGTGGGGGAGGTAACGACTCTTGCTTGATTCCTACGACAAAGGGGTTACAATTAAACATAATTGGCCTAAGCTCTGGGGATATGATGCAAGACCCTAATTGTAATCGCAGGAAGAATGCTAGATTACTGGGGTTGCCTCAACAGGTTGGAGGGCTAGGATTACAGGTGTCTGCCATCTCAGTGATGTGCCAAGATGCCACAGTGTTTAGGAGTATGATGTTAGCAAATACTCCATGTCCAATAAATGACACACGTACTGGTAAGTTGTTGATGGGCAAAAACGCTATTGATAAGTACAGGCAAAACCCTGCCATGTTTGTAGTAGGGTATTCAGAGGATAAAGAATTTTGGGATGCTCTATTACGAGTTGGAGAGGAATACGAAGATGAAGAGATCGTTTTGGAAGATACTACTCCTAAGTTATCCATTAGTGATAGGTTCAGGAGCAGCAAACGCAGACGTGACGGACCCAGCGTTGACAATGACGGGGCAGGAAAAGATTGATGCATTAATAACTTCTCTAGGTGCTATCAAGAATAGGGTGACGGACGCAGGTACAATGACAGTAGGTGCTGTAGGATATGCAGCACTAGGCGGTACTATAGTAGATGATGCATTTGATGATGGTATTATTACCCAAACAGAGTTAGATGACTACCTAGCTGCACACGCTCTTGTAATAGGACACGACTACGAGACAGCTACTACAGCACAGCAGTTGTTCACACAAGAATACCAAGGTGCAATGAATGACTTGGATGCGGCAATAGACTTACTAGCAGATGCTTCTGCAGAGATACTAACAGCTACTGGTATTATGGAGACTGCTGCAACAGCAGACACATCACCAGAGCAGACAGCGTTGCAAGGCATGATGGGTACAGATGAGTATAGCATAGACCAAGCAGAAGTAGATGCGTACAACCAAGCTGTAGCACAAGTAGAAAGCTACGCACAACAAGCTGGTGCTTTCATGGCTGCAGCTAATAATACAGAACTAACAGCAAGCATAGACAGCTACGCTACACAGAATAACTTTGTAGTTGGTAACTATACAGCCATCACATACACACAGAATGTAGATGAATTTGTAATTAACTGGGATGATGATGGCTTCGGCTCTGGTTGGCAAGGCTACCTATCAGAAGATATGGTGTCTGCCTCCGAGCTATTCTCTGCTGGCACATATATAGAAACGTATGGATCTATGCCACAGCCTGTAAATTAATGGCTATGGAGTTTAGCATAGGAGGCTTTAATGTCAAAGGCTGGATGGTTGCGGTGGCTCTGCCAGTTCTCTCTACAGTTTCTGGTGGTGTATACTTTGGTTATGATACTCTCAACAGGTTTTACGGTGTAGAGGGTGGCGTTGGTGAAGCACTAGGTAATACCAGCGCAAACGCAAAACAAATTGCAGAGCTACAAAAAAGCTTAACTAAGTTAAATAACGACACAGCAAGAGAACGAACAGCTAATAAAACATTTGCGTCAAATCAATTAACAACAGCAAGTCAAGCAATAAGAAAAGAATTACAAGAAGTCGAAACAAACCTAAGTGATGATAGTGTTGCAAAAATGCAACAGTTAACTCAGAAGCTAAACGAACTAGAATCTACAGCAACAAGTAGGATACAAACAGTAGAGCAAGCTATAGTAGATAATGATGTCAGAGGATTAAACTCTAAGCTTGCACAACTAGCTACAAACATGCAGCAGATACTAGAGCAACAGAAAGTTTTACTTGACTTACGCTCACAAGTAGATAAAGCTACTACTATTACAGATGGCATAGGTGATAAGCTAGATGTTATTCAAACGGAGATAGATGACATCTGGAAAGCTTATGATGAAATGTCAAGTAACCCACTATAGAGGATAGACATGGCTACTCCACGTAAAGGCAAAATGTTTGCCAAAACAACTACCAACCCTAAGACAGGGCGTAAGGTAAAGGTAAGCTACGGTCAGGCAGGTAAAGCCAAGGACGGTGGTAAGCGTATACGTCCAGGTACAGGTAAAGGTGACTCGTATTGTGCAAGAAGCGCAGGACAAATGAAGAAACATCCAAAGGCAGCAGCTAATCCAAACAGCCCACTACGTCTATCTCGTAAGAAGTGGAAGTGTGCTGGTACAAAATCTAAGAGGACATAATGGCAGAACTAAGTTCAAACTCTAAATCAAAAGTAAAAAGTTTTTTTGGTCCTATTAAAAGGTTAATAGAGGCTGGCAGAGTAGATGAAGCTAAACAAAAGTTTACTGTTCGGATGGAATCCTATATGGGTAATAGATTTACTCAAGCAGAATCTAGAGAAGCAAGAAGATTACTAAGAGAAGCTACAGGACAAAAAACTGGTGCTGAAAAAAGAGCAGCAGTTCAAAAGAAAGCAAGAGCAGCCGCTGCAAATAGACGTGTTAAACTCACTGGTCGTGGTGGCGGTGGTAGTATGAAGATGCCACAAGAGTATTCTAAAACTGCATTGTCAAAAAAGACACTTATGAATAAAGGTGGCGTTGCTAAGAAAAGAAAGAAAAAGTAATGGCAAAAGCTCAAAAGCATTACTTCAAAGACGGCACTGAACATAAAGGTGGTACACACAAGATGCCAAATGGACAGTTGCATTCTGGTGCAACACATGGTAAGAATAGCAAACAAGTTGTTCACTTTAAAGACCTGAGTGCAACAGCAAAGAAGAAAGCTAAGAAGTAATGGCGAACAAACCTAAGAACGCAGCTTTGTATTCTAGAGTAAAGACAGAAGCTAAGAAGAAGTTTAAGTGGCCCAGCGCATATGGAAGTGCTTGGTTAGTTAAGACCTACAAAAAGCGTGGGGGTACTTACAGTAAAGGAGGATCAGTTGCACAAGTCAAGACACGTACTACAAAGTCGTAGATCCTTTGGTGAAGGTGGACTAACTCAATGGTTCAAGGAAGACTGGCGTGACGTAAAGACAGGCAAGGAGTGTGGAAGAAAAAGTGTTAAGGACAAGAGTAGACCATACCCAGCTTGTAGACCAGCAAAGGTAGCAGGTAGAATTAGTAAAGCAGAAGCAGCAAAGAAGACAGGACCAAAGAAAGTTAAATGGTCTGTAACCGCATCAGGAAGGAAGCGAACATGAAGAAGATGAATGAAGGTATGAAAGCACTAAAGAAAGAAGCACCAGCCGTAGCTAAGAAGATGGGCTACATGTATGGTGGCATGGCTAAGAAAAAGATGGGCATGATGAATGGTGGTATGGCTAAGAAGATGGGCTATGCTAAAGGTGCAATGATGTGTGGAGCATCTAACCCTGCTGAACGTCCAATGAAAAAGGGTAAGTAATGAAGTATTACGAAAAGTATAAAGATGTTTTAGAAAAACATGGATATACACTAGACATGGAAAGTAATGTGCGTGATGCTATGGGTAACCAAGCAGCATCAGAAGATCGCTTTGGTAATGTTTACTGTACTGATCCTAACTTATTAAACATATTAGATGAAGCTACTATAGAAAACGTACCACCCAAAAGAGCTAGGAATGAGAAAGGACATCTAATGGCAGACGATCCTTCTACTCCAGAGAATGAAGCTTGGGAAGGTGGCGTAGCTCCTAAGAAAAAGAAAGCAAAAAAGTCATAGCGGCTATTCCAACTTAGCACTACTACAACTTTAACATTTGTGTATAACTACCCTTGTACAAACAAGGAGAAAGTACATGAAAAAACTATTACAAAGAATGTGGGATAACCACGTAATCAGACAACAAAAACGTGCAGACTTTAGAATGCTACACATGTTGGATGATAGACAACTAAATGATCTAGGCATAGGCAGATCACAAATAAGGAACGCAATTTATGGCAAGGACATTAACTGAAAGACAACAAAGGTTCTTGGATGTATTATTTGATGATGCTGGAGGTGACGTTGTACAGGCTAAGAAGTTAGCTGGGTATGGCGACAACTCCAGTACAACTTCTATAGTGGAGGCACTTAAAGATGAAATCGCTGAAAAAACTAGGACTTACTTTGCTAGGACTGCCCCGAAAGCTGCTTTCGCGCTTATGGGCGCTTTGCAAGACCCCACTCAGTTGGGTATCAAAGAAAAAATGATAGCTGCCAAGGACGTGCTTGATAGAGCAGGTCTTGGTAAAGTAGACAAAGTAGATGTCACCAGTGGAGGTGGCATTTTTTATTTACCACCTAAAGAAGGTACAAACGAATAATACCTCAAAGAGAACTGGGATTCTGGCAGTTACCTCTGCCACCCAAAGGACACAACAAAGAGTGGCACGTAATAGTTAGGACTACTGTAAAGGTTCCGTTCGGCTATGAAGTAGATCCAAATAATGATAGACTACTTGTTCCTATAGAACATGAGTTAGATGCATTAGAGCTTGCAAAGCAACACCTAAAGCAGTATAGTTACAGAGCAGTAGCTCAGTGGTTGAGCAAAGAAGCAGACCGATACATATCACACATGGGTCTAAAGAAGAGAATAGAAGTTGAGCAAAGACGTAGAAAAGCATCTGCAATTAAACGTAAGCTTGCCAAGTGGCTCCAAGAGACGCTCTCGCAAATCGAGAAGCTCGAAACACAAGGGGTCGGAGCATACTCAGAAGCCAGCGGAGATAGAAGCCCCCCAAACTGAACCTATCCCAGCGCAGGTAGTAGCACCTGAGTATGACGTAGATGAAGCACAGGAAGTTGTCTTTAAACCTAACGAAGGTCCACAAACATCTTTCTTGAGTTCGTCTGAGAGAGAAGTACTATACGGAGGGGCAGCAGGTGGTGGTAAATCATATGCTATGTTAGCAGACCCATTACACGGCCTTAACGATCCACACTTCTCTGGACTCCTTGTACGACACACAACTGAAGAACTAAGGGAACTAATACAGAAGTCACAGGAGTTATACCCACGTGCCATACCAGGAATCAAATGGTCAGAGCGTAAGTCACAGTGGATCTCTCCTAGAGGTGGAAGACTATGGATGTCATATTTGGACAAGGATACCGATGTCACACGTTACCAAGGACAAGCTTTTAACTGGATTGGATTTGACGAACTTACTCAATGGCCTACACCTTACGCTTGGGATTATATGAGGTCACGTCTTCGTAGTGCACACGGTAGAGAGTTAGGTCTGTACATGAGAGCTACAACAAACCCAGGTGGTGCTGGACATAGTTGGGTAAAGAAGATGTTTATAGATCCTGCACCTGCAGGTAAAGACTTTTGGGCTACAGACATTGAATCAAGTAAAACAATTACATTCCCTAAAGGACACAGCAAGGAAGGTCAGCCTCTATTCAAGCGTAGGTTTATACCTGCATCTCTCTTCGATAACCCGTACCTTGCCGAAGAGGGTGACTATGAGGCCATGCTCTTATCACTACCAGAGCATCAGAGAAAGCAACTCCTTGAAGGAAACTGGGATATCAACGAGGGAGCAGCATTTCCCGAATTTGACAGAACTGCCCACGTTATCGAACACTTTGACATTCCTAAGTCGTGGTCAAGGTTTCGCGCTTGTGACTATGGGTATGGTTCTTATACTGGGGTTCTGTGGTTTACTGTGGCTCCTGATGAACAGCTTATAGTCTACAGGGAAATGTATGTCTCTAAAGTTACAGCTACAGATCTAGCTGATATGATACTAGAGGCAGAAGCTCAAGACGGTGGTATGAGATACGGTGTGCTTGATAGTTCTTTATGGCACAACCGAGGCGATACTGGGCCATCACTAGCTGAACAAATGAACATGAAGGGTTGCCGTTGGCGTCCTTCTGATCGTTCAAGAGGGTCACGTATCGCAGGAAAAAACGAGATACATAGGCGTTTGAAGGTAGATGACTTTATAGAAAAGCCTATGTTAGTATTTATGAATAACTGTGTAAACACCATAGCACAGATACCAAGCATCCCACTGGACAAAAAGAATCCAGAAGATGTTGACACCAAAGCAGAAGATCACTTGTATGATGCTCTTCGTTATGGTATAATGACTAGACCACGCAGTAGTATATGGGATTACAACCCAGCCAAACAACGATCTGGTTTCCAAGCCAGTGACTCAACATTCGGGTATTAAATATGGCAGAAGAAATGTTTGAAACAGATGATGTCGTTGCAGCAGAAGATGCAGACGATAAAATCTTTAAAGAAAAAGATAGTGTAATTGGCTTTATAAAAGAACGGTACAAAAGGTCTGAAGACTCTAGATATGCTGATGAGCAAAGATGGCTTAGAGCATACAGAAACTACAGAGGCTTGTATGGTAGTGATGTACAATTTACTGACGCAGAGAAGTCTCGTATCTTTGTAAAGGTTACTAAAACAAAAACACTAGCAGCATATGGACAGATAGTAGATGTACTATTTGGTAACAATAAGTTTCCTCTATCTGTAAATCCTACAGTACTACCTGATGGTGTTGCTGAGTCTGTACATATAAACATAGACCCTAGAGTAGAAGCAGGACAGGCTGCTATTAGTGCAGCTATGGGATCACCAGCGCCAAAGCCCTATCTAATAGATGGCGATACAGAATTAAAACCTGGTGAAACACTTATGGATCTACAGGCTAGGCTAGGTGGCATGGAAGAGAAACTAGCACCTGTGTCTGAGAAGATTATAGAGGGTGATGGTACTACAGCCACGACAGTTACATTTCATCCTTCTATGGTTGCAGCTAAGAAGATGGAGAAGAAGATCCATGATCAGCTACAGGAAAGCGGAGCTACTACACACCTAAGAAGTATGGCATTTGAAATGGCACTACTTGGTACAGGTGTTATGAAAGGTGCGTTTGCTGTAGATAAAGAATACCCTAACTGGAATGAAGATGGCGAGTATGAACCTATAGTAAAAACTGTTCCAGAATGTGACCACGTTTCTATATGGGATTTCTATCCTGACCCTGAAGCCAAAGACATGGATGAGGCAGAGTATGTTGTACAAAGACATAAGATGTCACGAACACAACTACGCAAACTAAAGACACGTCCTTTCTTTATGAATGACGGTGTCCAGCTTGCTATAGACAAAGGCCCAGACTACGTGCAGAAGTACTGGGAAATGACTATGGAAGACGATGACACCCAGCCAACATCAGAACGTTGGGAAGTATTAGAGTTCTGGGGTTTTGTTGATACTAAGTTATTAGAAGAACATGGTGTAGATATACCTAGTGAGCTTAGTGACCTAGATGAAGTCAACTGTAACGTATGGGTATGTAACGATGAAGTACTACGATTTGTACTAAACCCATTCAAGCCTACACGTATACCCTACTACGCTGTGCCATATGAGCATAACCCATACTCCTTCTTTGGCGTTGGTATTGCTGAGAACATGGATGATACACAGACATTGATGAATGGCTTTATGAGAATGGCTATTGACAATGCTGCAATGTCTGGTAATCTAATCATAGAAGTAGATGAGACTAACTTAGTTCCCGGCCAAGACCTATCTGTATATCCTGGAAAGATATTCAGGAGACAGGGTGGCGCTCCAGGACAAGCTATCTTTGGTACAAAGTTTCCAAATGTAGCACAAGAGAACATGCAACTATTTGATAAAGCGAGGGTACTAGCTGATGAGTCTACTGGATTCCCATCTTTTGCACATGGTCAAACAGGAGTTCAAGGAGTTGGGCGTACTGCTTCTGGAATCTCTATGCTTATGTCTGCTGCTAACGGTAGTATCCGTACCGTTGTTAAGAATGTTGATGACTATCTAATTAGACCATTAGGCAAAGCATTCTTTGCATTCAACATGCAGTTTGACTTTGATGAGAATATAAAGGGTGACTTAGAAGTACATGCGTCAGGTACAGAAAGCTTGATGGCTAACGAAGTACGTAGTCAACGTTTGATGCAGTTCTTACAAGTAGCACAGAATCCAGTACTTGCACCATTTGCTAAGATGGATTATATTATACGTGAGATTGCTAAGAGCATGGACTTAGATCCTGACAAGGTGACTAACTCTATTGCTGATGCAGCTATACAAGCTGAAATCTTAAAAGGTTTTCAAGCGCCAGCGCCAACACCAGAGCAAGGCGTAGCTGGTCCTGAAGGTCAAGGCCCACAAAGTGTAGCTGATACTACTGGTGGTGGAGGATCACAAATAGGTATGGGTACAGCACCACTACCAGAAGAGCAAGGATTTACAGGCAATGCACCTCAAGCAGTTGGTCAATGATAAAGAATGTTACGAACAGTTTCAACAGCATATAGATGAACTAATTAAAACTAGACAACGTGCGCTAGAGACAGCTAATGAACCTCATGTTATACATAGACAGCAGGGTGCAATAGACGTACTAAGAAAGTTAAAGTTACTGAGGGAAACGGTGAATGGACCAACCAACTGAGGAAGAACGTCTTGAGTTTGTAAAGTCTTATGGTGTAGAACCTGTAACAGACATAAAGACTGATCTTACATTTAAAGATGCTGCTAAGACTGTAGCTGAGATGACTCCTATAATAGGAGATGCTATGGCAGCAAAAGAGATCTATGACGAGCTTCAGAAAGAAGATCCTGACTACCGCTTTGTTGCTGTACTAGGTGGCGCTGCTCTAGTAGGTGCAGTTCCAGGTATTGGAGATGTTGCTGCTAAAGGTATACGTAAAGCAGCAGATATGATAAAACGTATTGAGGTTGACCCTGATGCTGTAGGTATGATGGGTGGTAATGTTAGGTTAAAGCCTAAAGTAAAAGAAGACGTACCAACTGTAGAAGCTGCAGGTCTTACAGATGAAGCTATTGAAGAATGGCGTGAAAAAAATGCTACATCGGAAGAGTTTCGTAAAAAGTTAAAAGGCCGTAATGAAGAACTACAAGAGTTAGCTTCAGGAGTAGAAGAAGGTAGAGTATTTACTAGTACCTACAGAAAACGTGCTGATGAACTTAGGCCGATACGTGTAGTAGAAGAAGTACCAAAGCCAGCTACATTTGTAGAAGCAGTAAGTGCTTTGAATGCAGGTAAACGTAAGAAACCTATGATTGGCTTAAATGCTTCTATACCAGACGGTGATCAAGTAACTGCAAGATTAGATATAGATGCATATACAGATTATGATGTATGGGTTCCTACTCTAACGCACCCTGAACTAAAAACAGTTTATAAACCTGCTGTTGTATTAGAAGATGTAAAGTTTATACAACCCGAAGGAAGAGAGCCTAAAAAAGCTTTAGGTGTAGCTAAAGGTGGAGGTAAAGCACCTTTTGCTGTTATGACAGGTAAGTATGTTGAAGCTACAGACGATGAAGCATACAAGCTTGCACAGGATGTTTTTGACAATCCTGAATTTACACAGGTAGGTTATGACCCTACACGTAGGGGCTTCTTCTATGATAGAGAAACAGGAGAAGCAATAGTAGCAGCAGATACAGTAGTTCAAGTAGGACACTTAGTATTAGCACGTAATGCAAAAAAGATGGATGCAGAAGCATTCCCATTTAGTGAGGGCGGTATGGCTTTAGAAGAACAGATGAACATGAACTTTGGTGATGTACCTGATAATACAATAGGCATAGATCCTGTGTCAGGTAATGAGATACCGATGGGTTCTACAGCAGAGAATGTACGAGATGATATACCAGCTAACCTAAGTGAAGGTGAGATAGTTGTAGCTGCTGACGTAGTAAACTTTCATGGTGTAAAACTATTTGAAGACCTACGTGCTGAAGCTAAGATGGGCTACCAAGAAATGGCACAAGATGGACGTATGGGTGGTGAGCCTATGGATGATGACATGGGTATGGACATAGAACTTTCTGAGTTAGACTTAGAAGTAATGGATGATGAAGCACCTGTACAAATGAACAGGGGTGGAAGATCTATGGCTGACTACAAAGATGTAGCAAAGAATAGAAATATAAAAGCTCCTAAACGTACTGCACCACGTAAGACACACGCAGAGATAATGGCTCAAGCTTTTGGTTCTAATACTGATTCACGTAAAGACAACTCTCCAGCAGCTATATCTGCTAGAGTTCAGGCTAGAAAAGATAAACCAAAGAATAGATTTGAAGCTATACGAAACAGACTAAGAGATGTATTTAAAGATGATGATGACAATCAATCTAGGTTTGACTTTGGATTTAGTGGTAACCCTATGGAACGTGCAGCACGTAAGTATGGGTCACCAGCATCAGCAACAAAGAATGAATCACTAAGAGCAGGTCAAGTAGCAGGTACATATACAGGAGGCCAAGAGCCTGTAAATAACTCAGTACGTTACTATGAACAACCATTCTACAAAAGACTTATGGAAGGTTTAGGCTTTGATGAAGGTGGGCTTGTACCAGACGAAGATACAAACCTCATAGGTGGTGAAGCCCAGTTCAATCAACCGTTCTATGCCCCTGATCAAAAGGGTGGCTTTGACATGGAGAACGCCTATGTAGACTATGGTGATAGTACAGGTGGTGGTCCTCTACTTGAGATGCGTGAGTACATGAACGATGAAGGTCACAGAATATTTATTACCTTTATAGATGGTGTAGCACAAATGGAAATACCTGCTGGTTACTATCCAGTGGGTGAAGGTGTAGCTGTAGCTCCTACCCCTGCAATAGGCGGTAGCGGTGGTTCTGATTCTGGAGGAGGTATGGATATGCCAACACCAGATCCTGTTAACTATAAAGAGCTAAGTCTTGAGGAATTAACTGACATGGTAAATAGTCAAGGTGATTTGAAAGGTGATGTAATAGCAACAGGTTTGGGATTACTAAATCCTTTAATGGGCGCAGCAGTTAAGTTTGCAATGTGGAATCAAACAAGACAAGTAAAGAGAGAGATAGAACGTAGATTAACATCTAATGAAACTTCAAATGTAGATAAGATGCGCTATCAAAACTTACTTGAGATTGCAGAAAGAGAAACACCTACACTACTAGATAAGATACTAGGAAGAGACTTTGAAAAAACTGTAGGTCAAATACCTAAACCAGTAACACCTGATACAGATTTTGCTGATCCTACTATGGCTGGTGGACAACCTTACACACCTGGAGCAGGAAGTGTTTACACACCAAATGATCAAACAGCAAGTCAAACTACAACTCCGGGAGTAGATGATGGGCTTAGTAATGAGCTTAAAACACAAATTGAACAAGCATCTGCAGACGCTGCAAGTGCAGCTTTTGGCTCCCCAAGTAAAACTGTTAAACCTGTAGGTAACGATGACTTCATTGAGGCTGTTAAACAAGACCCAGACTCTTTCTTACCACCCACATCTGCAAATGACAATAATGATTCACCTATCTCCAGACCACCTACACCTGCAGCTAAACCCTCACCTATATATGATAATGTTGCAGCAGGTGATTATGATGATGACTCAACAGGTGTTTACAAAGGCGGCATGATGAGGAAGAAGAAGAAGAAAAAATCCAAATAACTATAAGGCTACTCAGCTACGGCTGACCCCAACATAAGGAAAAAACAAATGGCAGAGATGCAACACGAAAAAGTAAACATAAAGAAAGTGCCGATGCAGTCAGCATCATATGCACGTAACGAAGATCGTATTAATAAAGATGAAGCTGAATTAGCAGAGCTAATAAAGCAAGCCAAAGAAGCTAAAGGTATAGTAGATGAGCCAGAAGAAGAAGCCTCTGAAGCTGAACCCAGTAGCGAAGAACCTCAAGCTGAACCAGTTCAGGCAGAGAGTGATACCAAACAAGAAGAGAAACCAGAAGCCAAAGCACAAGAAGATGATGAGCTAAGTGCTGAAGAGAAGAACTTTAAGAAACGTTATGGTGATCTACGCAGACATCAGCAGGACAAAGAGAAAGAGTTTACTGCTAAGATAGAAGCATTAGAATCTCAACTTAGTAAAGCTGCTAAGAAACAGCTTGTACTCCCAAAGACTGATGAAGAGCTAGAGGCTTGGACTAAAGAATATCCTGATATAGCATCTATTATAGAAACTATAGCTGATAAGAAATCTAAAAGTGCAGCTAAAGATATAGAAGATCGTATGATTGAACTAGAAGAGATGCGACAAGATGCACATCGTGATAAAGCAGAAGCAGAACTTGTTAAGATACATCCTGACTTTATAGAGATACGTCAAGACGATACGTTTCATAATTGGGCAAAGGAACAACCTAAGTGGGTACAAGATGCTTTGTATGAAAACGTTGATGATGCAAAATCTGTAGCACGTGTAATAGACTTATACAAAATTGACAAAGGTATTACTAACAAGAAGAAAGCTAAACCTGATGAGAAAGCAGCAGCATCTTCTGTCAAGACAAAAAGTGCAGCAGCACCAGAACCAGATGAGTCAGCTAAGATGATTCGTGAGTCTGAGGTAGCTAACATGTCAATCAAAGAATATGAGAAGAGGGCAGATGAAATCATGGATGCCCAACGTAACGGAAACTTTATTTATGATATGTCAAGAAAGTAGTTGACATTCTAAGTATCATAGATAAAACTATAGCATATACACAACATTAGTGTGTATGCTTAACTCAAGCACTAGCCACACAAAAGAACTACCTCTAAGTACAGGCCCAACGCAGACAGGCAGCGCAGCCTAGAAGCAAAGTTGACTACCCTATTACAAAGAGCCTCTTCATGGTGGATATGTAGCATTACTTCAACGCCATATCTATAAGGAGATTTAACTATGGCTATAGCACTCGCCTCTGGCAAATCAGGATTTGACGGCAATTTCAGCCCGATTATCTATTCCAAACAAGCACAGATCGCTTTACGTAAAGCTTCTGTTGCAGCAGCAATTACCAACAGTAACTACTTTGGTGACATTGCAAATCAAGGGGATGTTGTACGCATTCAAAAAGAGCCTGACGTAACAGTTAACACTCTTGAGCGTAAAACAGCAATCTCTGTAGAAGACCTAGATGATTCTGAGTTCACACTCACCATTGATCAAGCTAACTACTTTGCTTTTAAAATGGATGACATTGAAGACCAGTTTGCAAATGTTGATTTCGTAAGCCTAGCTGCAGATAGAGCAGCATATAAAATGGCTGACGCAATGGATGTAGACTTACTTCTTTACATGTCAGGTCACTTAGCAAACGGTGAGTACTCAACCGCCGCAGCAGGTACAGCACAGCACCCAACGGCTGGCGAAATAAATGGTGAATTTTTAAAGGTTAACCAATTAGACGCTACTGACTTTGGTTCATTAGGTTCAGCAGACGCTGCATCTACAGCATATGCTACTAATGATTCTATTCCATTAGCAGTACGTTTACCTGGCGCTACAGCATTATCAACAGCTACTGTATCACCTTTGTCCGTTGTCGCACGTATGGCACGTCAAATGGATACAGCAAATGTTGACTCACGTGGACGTTACATAGTTGTTGACTCTATCTTCATGGAAATGATGAAAGACGAAGACTCACGTCTCTTGAATGCTGACTTCGGTGGAGCAGGTCTACAGAACGGTCTAGTAATGAACAACTTACACGGCTTCAGAGTCCACGTATCTAACAACCTACCTTCAAAAGGTAACGGTGCAGGACACGCTGGCGCACTAGCTCAGAACGCACATTACGGTGTGATCTTAGCTGGACAAGAAGACGCAGTTGCTTCTGCAGAGCAGATCAACAAAGTTGAAAACTACAGAGATCCTGACTCATTTGCAGACATCGTACGTGGTATGCACCTATATGGACGTAAGATTCTACGCCCACAAGGACTTGTCACAGCACGTTACAACGTTGCATAATCAAGATAAACTTAGAGGCTGGCTTTTGCTGGCCTCTTCGTGCATTTAACAAAAGGACATTCTCATGGGTACTATTACTACAGCAATGTGCAACAGCTTCAAGCAAGAGCTACTTGGGGGTGTTCACGACTTAGACACACACACATTAAAGATAGCTTTAATTAAACCCTCTCCTACAAGTAGCTTCAGTAAAGCTACCACTAACTATTCAGACCTTACAGCTAACTCAGATGAAGCTACAGGAACAAACTATAGTGCAGGAGGACAGGGATTGGATTCGCCTGTCATTTCATTATCAGGGGATACGGCACTTGTAGACTTTGCAGATGAAGTATTCTCTAATTTAACAATTACTGCTGCTGGAGCTTTACTGTATAACAGTTCAGTCAGTAACAAAGCTATAGCTGTATTCTCGTTTGGCTCAAACGTAGCCTCAACAGCAGGTGACTTTACTGTTATCTTTCCTACAGCAGATGCATCCAATGCAGTCATACGTATAACGTAAAGGTAATACAATGGCATTAGTACTAAAAGACCGTGTACGTGAAACCACTACTACTACAGGAACATCAAACCTAACTCTTGGTGGTGCAAGTGCTACCTTCGATACATTCGCATCAGTCATGTCTACTAATGATACGACTTACTACGCCATTGTGCATACAGCTAATGGTACTGATGAGTGGGAAGTAGGACTAGGTACATACAGTGGCACTAACACACTAACACGAACTACAGTACTATCAAGTTCAAACAGTGGATCAGCAACAAACTTCTCAGCAGGAACTAAGTTTGTATTCATAACTTTACCTGCTAGTGTTGCTGCTCACCTTGACCCTGCATCTAACGATCACGATTTAAACTCTATAATCTCTTTTGGTAATCACGACACAGATGATCTATCAGAAGGGTCTACTAATTTATACTTCACAAACGCTAGAGCAGATGCACGTGTAGCGGCATCAACAGCTTTTGATGCAGCAGGTTCAGCCGTTGCACTAGCAATAGCTTTGGGATAGCAATATGGCAAATACATTTCTTAGAAAGACTTCACGTAGCATAGGCACATCAGCCACCATAGTGGGAAGCTACACAGTAGGGAGCAGCACAGCTACAACCGTTATCGGTTTGTCTTGTGCTAATAGAACTACTGCAGCTATAACAGTTGATGTAGCACACAATGACGGATCTAATGATACGTTCTTAGTTAAACAAGCTACAGTACCTAGCGGAGGCAGTCTTGTTGTCGTAGGAGGTGATCAAAAAGTCGTTCTACAAACAAACGATAAGATTAAAGTGACATCAAGTGCTGCCTCCTCTTGTGATGTAATGATGAGTATATTGGAGATTACCTAATGGGTAAGTCTAAAGATTTAGCTTCAGGCGCAGCATATCAGGATCAGACTGAAAGTGATACACGATATGTAAATACCGCTGGCGATACGATGACAGGTGCGTTGACTGTTGATACTGCTACAAGTACAAACCTGACTGTAGATAGTGGTGTATATGGTGGAATACAGTTTAAAGTTGCTGGTACAGACACAGGCTACATTACTTCTTACACTAATGGGTCTGGTGCAGAGGCTATGTATATAGGTGGCGCAGATACAGTCAACTTACACACTGGCACAAATCATGCCTTAACAGGTGGTACTACTAGATTACAGATAGACAGTTCAGGCCGTGTGACAATGCCTAATCAGCCTAGTTTTTCTGCATACAGAGATGCAGGGCATGTTACTGGAGGCAATGTTTATGTTTTTGATCACACTCATTATAATGTCGGAAACATGTATAACTCATCCAATGGTAGAGCAACAGTGCCAGTAGCAGGAAAGTACCTTCTAACTTTTTGGTTAATGACTAACAATGATGCTACATATGATAATAGGTATATTAGACTTAGAATAAACAATGTAAGTCCAGCTTATAAAAATATATATAGTTCTAGTGGTGGTAGTGTTCATCATCAGTTTAGTTGGGCAGGTGTAATTAGCCTAAGTGCTAATGATTATGTTGACATATATGTTGATAACCTGAACATGTACGGTGTTAATGGTATATATAGCAACTTTAGCATGCAGTTACTAAGTTAGGACACAGACATGGCATACATAGGACAATCTCTAACCGAAGGTACAAGAAGGGCGCAAACATATACAGCTACTGCTGGACAAACCACATTTAATGCTGTATACTCTATTGGAAACCTAGACGTATATCAAAACGGAATACTATTACAACCTGCTGATTACACAGCTACCACAGGAACTACAGTTGTGTTAGGCGCTGCTGCTGCACTAAACGATGAGATGACTATTGTATCTCACAACATATTCAGCGTAGCAGATGCACCCACACTATCAGGTGGTGGTACATTTGCAAGCAGCATTAGAGCTACACTGTTTGATAGTGAACAACATAAGACTAAACTGGCATTGTTTCAGACTAATGATCAAACACTGTCAAATAACGTAACCATAGCAAGCACAGAGAATGCTAGTTGTAACGGACCTCTTGCGGTGACATCTGGTGTGACGCTTACAGTTAGTGGGAACTTGACAATCATATGAGTACTTTACATGTAGAAAACTTAAAAGGTCTTAGCTCTGGCGGTAATGCCAATAAGATTATTGTACCGTCTGGTCAGACTATAGACGTTAGTGCAGGAACGTTAACGCCAGGTGTCGGACAAGTAGTACAAGAAACTTTTACTAAAGGTAATAATAACGTTACTTCTTCTGGTAGTGCATGGGTTAACTCAGTAGTTGTAGGTTCAATAACACCAAAATTCTCTAACAGCATAATTAGATTGTTTGCAACAGTAGCCGTTTGGCGTAGTAGTGGTGGAGCATACTTTGGGGTAAGAATTGTTTGTTCTGGTGGAAACACTAACACTGTTGCTACATGGGGTGACGGCTATTATACAGGCGGTGGAGGAATTACTTGGGACACACCTTATCAATGTGAGTTTGTAGGAGGTAGCACTAACGCTATAACTTGTACTTTTCAGTTTAATCCCGCTGGTCACGGTATGTGGTTTCCTAACGATGGGTCTACCCACTCTCCTGATCATAGGTGGACAGTAAAACTGACGGAGATCAAACAATGAGCATCCTAAAGGTAGACACCATAAACGAAAAGACTAGTGGTAATGGTGTTCATATTCCTGGTCATGTTGTTCAGTTTGTATCTACAGATAATCACACGAAACAAGTTATAACAACCAATCAATCATCTGGATTTACAGACATTAGTGGTACTGTATCTATTACTCCTACTAAAACATCTTCTAAAATATATGTTAGAATAGTTTTACATGGCGGTAATATAACGTCTGGTTTAGGTATTGACTTTAGAATATTACGAGACAGTACAGTTTTAAAACATTTTAGCAATATTGCTCATAGGGGTGGTTCAACCATATCAAATGGGAATGTACAGTCACACGTTATAGAGTATATTGATAGTCCATCATCAACATCAGCCCACACTTACAAATGGCAAATTGCATTTAGGACTACAAACTCTGGTACGTTTACTATAAACGATGATTCTGGAGCAACGTCTGGTGCAAGTGTTGGGCAAACTATAATTACAGCTATGGAGATAGCCCAATGAGTTCTATCTTAAAAGTTGATACGATACAGAATACTGGCGGTACTACTGGGTTAACCATAGATAATGGTGGTCATGTAAATTTACCAAGCAGCAATCATATTACTGGCTTTTATAATAATGCTACTTTTGCCGTCAGCACTGGTAGTTTTACTTATATGTCTAATTGGACAAAGATGAACTCTACTTATTTTGGATTTCCAAACGTAGGTACTCAGTTTAGTCATAGTGGTGGTAATTTTACTACTACTAAACCTGGTGTCTACAAAGTAACTTTAGAGTTACATATGAACTCATCCAATAATGCAAGGTGGATAGATTTAAGATTATTATTTACTCCCAATGGCGGTTCGGCTGTTGGTGGTGACTTATATGATCATATTGGAATTGTTTCTAATGATACAACCTACCATACGGCTCATAGAATTAGGTATTTTAATTTTACTCACGCTAACGATAAAGTTCAAGTAGGCACACAGTCTGTTGCAGGTTTGAACATAAGAGGTGCGTCTAACGAATACGACACAGTTATTTATTTTGAGTGGGTTGGACCACCAGTAACATAGGATAAACAAATGACAGATATAGCAACAGCATTAACAGAACTAGGCGTAACCGAATGGGTGTTACGTGGAGAGCCAACGACTCAGGTTGAGTTCGAGACTATGTTCCGCAAGGTTATGGGCGCAGACAGCAACGGCTCTGCCATAGAAAGCTCAGACCCATCACATTTCGGTACAACGTGGGATGCAGTCAAAGCTAAGAAGGATGCCCTTGTAGCAGCAGAACCCATGAAGCTACTGCGTGAGGAACGTAACCGTAGAATAGCAGAGACAGACTGGTGGGCATCAAGTGACCTAACCATGACTGATGCACAGAAGAAATACAGAACTGACTTGCGTGACATAACTAAAAGCGCAACATCATTAGATGATGTAACTTGGCCCACAAAACCCTAGGAGTATAATATGGCAGAGATTAAAGTAACACTAACCGACACAGAACTAAAGTGTCTAGAATATGCAGCAGCAGTTCCACAGGACTGGGCAGACAATGCTTTGACTAACAGAGCTAGAATAGCCAAGGATGAGATCATTGCTGCTCTTGTAACACACTGCAATGCTAACTCAGTAGCACTAGCTGTTGGTGAAGACGCACAGGTAACACAAGCGTTTGACTTAAAGGTTGTTAAGAAAGCATCTGAAGTTGAAGAGTCCAAACCAGAGTAAGGAATATCAATGTCATACATCGGCACTGAACCTAAAGACATAAGATCATTTGGCAGAACTAAGTTTGACTACACTGCTACGCAGGGTCAGACAGCGTTTACTGGTGCTGATGATGACGGTAAGGTATTAGCTTTTACTGTTGGACAGATAGAGGTATACGTCAACGGTATCCTCATGGATGACAGTGACTTCACCACAACTGGTACTGGTACAGTCACACTAGCATCTGCAGCTAACTTGAATGACGTTGTTAATGTTGTATCCTTTGAGACTAACATACCTGACAGTAATTATGTACCTGCTTCAGGTGGTACGTTTACTGGTGCTGTAACGCATAGTGGTAACGTAACTCACAGTGGTACAGTAACTAATAGCAGTACAACAACTATGACAGGTGATCTTACTGTTGATACTAACACGTTTCATGTTGATGTGGCAGACAATAGAGTAGGTGTAGGAACTACAACGCCTGTGCATGATCTACAAATTCACAAAGCAACAGCAAGCTCTCAAGCTCGTATTCAAATGACTACAAATGAAAGTGGAGCTACTAACGGTGATGGTTATGCTGTAGCTATGGAGGCTGGCAACCGTGTCTATCACTGGCTGTATGAAAATGCGCCTATGCAGTTTGCAACAAACAATACCTTAAACATGGTAATTAACGCAAATGGTTCTGTGACAATGCCTAATCAGCCAGCTTTTAATATTGTAGGCACTCAAAATGGGTATTCTGCTAGAATTACAGCAGGAGGAACAACTAACGCTATTCCTTTTAATCTTGCTAGAGGGCAGGGTACTTCTGGTTTTAATACAAGTAACGGTGTTTATACTGCACCTGTTACAGGCACATATCTTTTTACGTTACAAACTATAATAGCAACTGGCGCAAACCACGAAATCTATATGTATAAAAACGGAACTCTTTATGCAAGACATTATCCTGAAGGTGGTAGAGGAGCTAGTTTTTCAAGCATAGTACCAATGGCTGTAAATGATTATATTGTTTTTGGATGTGATTTCGATGTTTACCTGCAAAACACTACTTCTAATTATTCATCAGCAAGTATTGCATTAATAGGTTAGGAGAAACACATGACAAGAGCAAGAGATGTAGCTAACCTCATAGGTTCTGGCAATTACAGCAGTACTACGTTCACAGCTACTGCAGGACAGACAGCCTTTACTATATCCCACACACAGGGATTTGTACAAGTGTTTATGAATGGCTTGCTCTTGGATGAAACAGTAGACTACACAAGCAACGGATCAGCAGTAACACTTACATCAGGTGCAGCAGCAGGTGATGAGATAGAAGTTGTTGCATACAATACGTTTAGCGTTGGTGATGCACTCAACCAAGCAGCAGCCGATGCACGTTACGAACTAGATGGTGCTGAGAATAGGTTTTTAGGTGTTAATGGTACTACGGTAAACACAAGTGCCGATGAGTTTGCAAAAGTACAACAGGGTACTGTTTCTTCTGGTTATGCTGAAATGCATATAGGCAACGACATCAATCAAAGAATTATTTTAGGTTCTATAGGATCAACATATTCGGGTGGTGATTGGTCTGGTTCTAGGTATATATACACTAGTCATGGTGATCTTAAACTAAAAGCTGCTGCTGACTTAGAGATGTTTAGTGGTGGTAATACTATTGCTAACCACCTTACTCAAACAATGAACATCAGTGGTCACATTACAAATCATAGACAGCCTATCATATCTGGTACAATGGGTACGGCTATGACGGCTCCAACTAGCGATACTTTATTAAGTTTCAATGATTTCTTTGTTAATAGAGGTATAACTTTTAACAGTACAACAAAAAGATTTACAGTTCCCACGGCTGGCGTTTACAGTATAATGCTGACACCTTTTGTATATGGTTCCCAAGGACCGCATAGAATTTTAATAGGGGTAAATACAGATACTCCACTTTATACAAATCACAGAGGACACTTTTATACTAATCAAACCACATATGATAGTGGTGCTTTACATAGTGTAGTTGATCTTGCTGCAAACGATTATATAATTTTTCGTCTAATTGCAGGTAAGTTATACAATCAGAGTAATGATAAATTTAACGAATTTAGTATATGTAAAATTGCATAGTTAAGTTAGGAGGAACACATGAGCAACGCAAGAAAACTAGCAGACAATCTTCCTACTGAGGGCAGTCTCTCTGGACGCAATGTTATTGTAAATGGTGGTATGACTGTAGCTCAACGTGGCTCCTCACAAACAGGCGTTGGCATTGATACTTTTACAAATGTTGATAGATTTAGACAATTTGCTTCTGTTGGTGGTATGGTAGGGCGTTCTACTTCAACACAAGAAACAATTACTGACTTAAAGGGATTTACTAAAGCACTAAAATTACAAGTAACTACGGCAGACACAAGTGTTGGATCAACTGAGTCTTATGGATTAAATACTCGATTAGAAGCAGATAACATACTTAGGTTTGGTATTGGCACAGCAAACGCTCAAGCAATTACCCTTTCTTTTTATGCAAAAGCGCCAACAGGTGGTGGAGTATTTTGTGCAGGTATCGCAATGCCAGGTGGAGGTAATTACTTTGAAGAAGTAACCATAGGCACTTCATGGGCCAGACACGAAATTAAAATTCCTGCCACCACTACTAGTAGCCACGCTACTACAGCTACTGGTACAGCGGCTGGAATAGAAGTACAAATAACTTTAATGGCTGGAAGCTCTTATAACACTTTGACAAACAAAACTTGGTCTGTTAGTGGAGCAAAAAGAGCTACTAGCAATCAAACTAACTTTTACTCTTCAACATCAAATAATTTGTTTATCACTGGCGTTCAGCTAGAAGTTGGGCCGCAAAGTACACCGTTTGAGCATGAACCATATGATACCACCCTAGAAAAATGCCAACGCTATTATCAAATCTCTGGTACAGGCAGAACCTATGGAATAGTTTTTAATCAATTCACAGCCACTAACGCCTATGCAAATCAAAGATGGTGGAAACTTATGAGAACAGCTCCAACAATAACAATGAACTCTTTAAGCAATTATAATATATATAATACTGGCGCTTCTAGAGGTAAATCAGCAGTTGGTATTGGTCAGCTTAGTGATAACAGTGGTGAGTTTTACATTACTACAGATTCTTTAACTGCAGGAACAGCTACACACTTAAACACTAACGGAGATGCATTTTGTTGGAAAGCAGATGCGGAGTTATAAATGAATATTACAAGCGCACAATTTGTAAAAGACAGTCAAGGTAATACTTCTGTTGTTAAGGCTACAATAGATGGTGAAGACATTTATGTACCTCAAGATACAGGCAACCGACACTGGATAGCCCTACAAGCATGGGTGGCAGAGGGTAACACCATAGCAGAGGCCGACTAATGTTTGGCTTCGCAGCAGTAGCAGAGACACCACTCTCAGCAGAACTTACTAAGTACACCATAGGTGTTGTTCCTGCTTCTGTGTCTGCAGCTTCTGCGTTAAACGCTCCCCAGTTCTCTGGTGGTGTTAATCTCCCTGCTTTAACAGGGGTTTCTGCTACATTAGCTAACACTGTACTTGACATTAACGGTAAAGCAAATATAACTACTGCTAACGTAGCAAGCACTACAAGTATAGCAGCAATAACAACATCAGGCAAAGCAAACGTTGCACATCCTTCACTACTAGGAACGTTTACACCTAACACACCAAGCATAACAGGTGTAGCTAATACAAACCTACCATCACAAGGTGCATTAGACAGTACTGTTGAAGGTGAAGTAGCTCAAGCTACAAACATTACTGTAACTGTAGCAAATAGTGGTTCTGGTAATAAGTTTTACTTTGATGGAGTAGAGGCTCCAACAATTACTCTTGTAAGAGGGCTAACATACACATTTGATCTTAGTCATTCTTCTTTATCTGGACACCCATTAGCATTTAAGAGTGGTAACAATAGTTACACAACAGGTGTAACAAGCAATGGCAATCCCGGAACATCTGGTGCTAACGTAGTATTTGCTGTACCTTCTGATGCACCTGGAATAGGATTAAGATATTACTGTACTGTTCATGGTAATGGCATGGGCAACACAATTACAACAAGTGCGTTTGCAGTGTCGTTAGTAGCACAAGGTAAAGCTACACATACTTCTGCATCTGTAGCTGCTGTGATAGACAAAGTAGTACCAAGCATAACAGGTTTAGCGTTCTTTACATTACCTGATGTAAATGCTAGTATAGCGCAGAACTTAGATGACCCTACTGGTGTACTCTTTCCGTTTGATGACTTCGCAGAAAACTTTAGCAGAGGTAGAACGGTAACAATAATTGCACCTACTATAGGTAATAGAACTGTATACATTCCAGCAGAAAACAGAACAGTAACTATAAGTCCTGTAAGAACAGACAACGTAGTATACATACTAAACTAAGGATAACAAATGTCTTACAAATGGCCTGAAAAAGACCCAGATGAAACAGCAGACTTTAGTGTAGACTGGTCTAGGTTTCTAGGATCAGACACTATAGCGTCAGCAGTTTTCTTTGTAGATGCTGCAGATGGAACAAAGACTCAAGTATCAACTGCTCAAATAGTAAATAACTTACAGTTTATAGCAGGTACTGTTTCTGGAAACGTAGCTACTGCACGTTTTGGCTTAGGAACAAACAATGTACGGTATAATATTACTGTTCGTATAAACACTACTCAAGGACTTACATACGAGCGTTCTGTAATATTACCTATTAGGGAAAGATAAACATGGCTTATGATTTTGTTGGCTTAGTTAACGACATTAACCACAGACTAAATGAGGTAGCACTTACCTCTACAAACTTTGCAGCAGCTACTGGCTACTACAGTATAGCTAAAGATGCAGTCAACTCTGCAGTCAGACATATCAATCAAGAAGAGTTTGAATGGCCTTGGAACCATGTACAGTCTGAGCTTATATTAGCTGCAGGTTCTATGAAGTATTATTATCCTACAGATGCTAAAACAATTAACATGAACTCGTTTCGTGTAAAGAGAGACAATAGTCTCAACACAGGAACAGTAAAACTAAAGTCACTAGTATATGAAGAATGGTTGGAGAAGTACGCTGATGATGAGTTTAATACAGATACAAGTATACGTGGTGTTCCTGAGTTTATTGTACGTACACCTAGTAGGGAGCTAATCTGTCACCCTGTACCTGACAAATCTTACACCATAGTTTATGAGTATTACTCAATGGGCTATGATTTAGAGAACCCTTTAGATGTACCGTCACTACCACAGCAGTATAGGTTTGCTATAATAGACGGTGCTATGTATTACGCATTCCAGTTTAGAGGTGATACCCAAGCTGCAAGTTTAGCTTTAGATAAGTTTGAGAAACAAATAAAAGATTTAAGAGCTATAAATATAAATAGAACACCATACCTAAGAGATAGAAGAGTTAGCTTCTAATGGCAGTACAATGGACTACATTCCCTATGGAGTTCAAGGGTGGGTTAATCTCCAACCTTACTCCACTACAACAGGGTACTAATGCTGTAGGCTCTGCTACTATACTACAGAACTTTGAGTCTGATAGAGAGGGTGGTTACAGTAAGCTAAAAGGTTATAGCAAGTTTAGTACCACAGCAGTTCCGGGTACAGGTGAAGTCTTAGCTATGAAGGTTGTATCTTCAGGCAGAGTTGTTGTAGCTAGGAAAGTTAATGCTGCTGCAGTAGCAGCCTATGGTACACTAGCCTCTGGTGATCTAAACAAAACAGCATACTATCATGGCACAGGAACTTCTTGGGCGCATGTAGGTACAAGCTCTTCCACAAATACATTAAAAGCAAGATACGCATCCTTTAACTTTACTCAAGAAGATAAAACAATCTTTGTTGATAGTAAAAGTTATCCTATAATATTTAATGCTAGTGGTAGTAGTACTACACAATTATCTTCATCAAATAGCACAGACGTACAGGGCGCAGAGAATGTTGTAGTATTCAAGAACCATGCTTTCTACTCTAAGGGTAGTAAGATATTCTTTACAGCACCTAACACAGTAGATGACTTTGCTACAGGTAATGGTGCTGGTACAATAAATGTAGGCTTTGATGTCACAGGTATGATAGGCTTTCGTGAACAGCTTATCATCTTTACTACAGACACAATCAAGAAGCTTGTAGGTAATACTTCATCTGACTTTAAGTTAGAGCCTATCACAGATAGAATAGGTTGTATCAACCCAGATAGCATACAGGAATTTGGTGGTGACATAGCCTACCTATCCCCTGATGGAATACGTTTACTTAGTGCTACTGACCGTATTGGTGACTTAGCTCTTGACGTAGCCTCTGATAACATCTATAAAGATGCTAATGAATTTATATCACAGACAGATGTGTTCTGTTCTGTATTAGTCAGAGGTAAATCTCAATATAGACTATTTGCATATATACCTTCTGTACAAGCATCTAGTGCTTCAGGTTTAATAGCTACTAAATTTATTGCACAGGGTGGTAGTGGTATAGCTTGGTCAACAACAAAAGGACTAAAGGTAAACGTAGCAGATAGTACATACTCAGGCGCACAAGAAACTATTATGTTTGGCAATGATGATGGCTTCTGTTATAAGATGGACTCAGGTAATTCTTTTGATGGTGGTACAATAGAGTCAATATATGAATCACCTTTCATGCCAATTACAGATCCACAAGTACGTAAGACTATGTACAAGTTAACACTATATGCACAGCCAACAGGAACTATGGCATTAAGCTTAAACTTTAAGATAGACTTTGACTCAAGTAATGATCCAAGTATTGTACAGCCTCCTACTATAACAGTATCTTCAGCAGCAGCAGGTGGCGGTGTATTCTTATTTGGTCAGTCTGGCGCTGTATACGGTGGTGCAAAGTTTGGTGGTGTACTAGATCAGATATATAAAGAAAACTTAGTAGGGTCATTCAAAACAATTTCAATGCGTATTACAGATAACTCAACAAATCCAACCTTTACTCTTGACACGGCAATTCTTGAGTATAGACAAAATGATAGGCAGTAATTATGGCAGGTTATACAAGACAAGCAGCAGCTAACATAGCTACAGGAAGTGTTATTGACGCTGATGATTTTAATGATGAGTACAATCAGGTACAGTCAGCATTCAATGCTAGTACTGGTCACACCCACGATGGCACTGCAGCAGAAGGTGCAGCTATTGAAAAGATAGGACCATCACAAGACATAGTAGCTACAGCATCTGTACTTAGACCTAAGACTACTAACGCTGTAGATTTAGGTACAACAGCACTACAATACAAAGATGCTTTCTTTGATGGCACAGTAAAAACAGACACACTTACTGTAGATGAGAATGCTGCAATAGCAGGTAACCTAAGTGTAGCTGGGAACCTAACAGGTAGTGGTGTTACTGCTGGTGCAAGAGCTTCTGTATCTGCAGGTACTGGTATATCTTACAACAGTGGTACTGGTGTTATTACTTGTACTGTTGATACTCCTGCAGAAGTAGGATTGTCTAACTTATCAAACAACGGTAATAACCTATCTGGTAGCTTTACTGCAACAGGTAACGTAACAGCTTTCTCAGATGAAAGACTAAAAGAAAACGTAGAAACTATTGAAGGTGCGCTAGATAAAGTGTCACAGATGCGTGGGGTAACCTACAACTATAAAAGTGAACTAAATGATGGTCAGCGTGGCACAGGTGTTATAGCTCAAGAGATGCAACAAGTTATGCCAGAGGTTGTAGAAGAGGGTGAGTACTTATCTGTAGCATATGGTAATATAGTAGGTGTGCTTATAGAAGCTGTAAAAGAATTAAAAGAAGAACTAAATAAGTGTAAGTGTAAAAAGTGTGAGTGTGAGTAATGGCTCTCCAAGCTAGTGGTGCTATAAGTTTAGATGACATGCATGTAGAAGTGGGTGGTACTAGTGGTACTACCTGTTCTTTAAATGATGCTGACATTCGTGCATTGATAAGTGTAGGGGATAGTGGACAGCAAAGTATACAACAGTATTATGGTGTGTCTTCTGAGACAAACTTACCTACTGGCGGTAGTCAGGTCAACGGACAAGTACAACTACAACAAATTACAGCGTCAAGCTATATATCATCAGGAGAGACTTTACGTGTACCTAGTAATATGTGGGTTTGGTCAGACAGTACATCAGTAGCAGCTTTAATAATAGATATACCATGTACTGTTATTAATGACGGTAAAATTATTGGTAAGGGTGGCAATGGTGGTTGGGGATTTTCAAACCCAGGAGCCACGGCTGGTGGTCCTGCAATTAGCGTAACTGCTTCAGGTGTAACTATCACAAATAGCTCTGGCGCTTACATTGCTGGAGGCGGTGGTGGCGGTGGTGCATACTCAGACTATAGTAACCCTAGTGATGCCCACGCAGGAGGTGGTGGTGGCGCTGGCGGTGGCGTTGGTGGTCGAGGAAGAATAAATTATGGATTTTGGCAACAAGGTCCAGGTGGTGCATTGAACGCAGAAGGTGGTGACGGTGGTAATGGTGGTAATGCAAATAACCCAGTAGATAATGGTGGAGGCGCTGGCGGTGGCGGTGGAGGACATCAGTTTGGTGGTGGTGGCGGTGGACGAATTTTGCCAGGTGTAGGTGGTGGAAATGGTGGTTCAGCAGGAAATGCTGCGACTTCCCCTGGTAGTACCGTCTCTAGCCTTGCAGGAGGTGGAGGCGGCTGGGGTGCGGCTGGTGCGCTTGGTGGTGGTCGTTACGCTGGAGGCGCAGGAGGTGCAGCTATAACAGGAACATCAAGAACGCTTAATAATAGTGGCACAATATACGGATCAACATAATGACACCTGAAGAAATAGAAGCTATGCTAGATCGTGCAGCAAAGCGTGGTGCTAAGATAGCACTGCGTGAAGTAGGACTACATGATGATGATGCTCGTAAAGACATAACAGAGATGCGTAACTTGCTAGAAGCATGGCGTGATACACGTAAAGGTGTGTGGTCAACTATGGTCAAGATGTCAACTGTAGCAGTAATAACATTCATTGCAGCATCATTGTGGATGCAAATAGGGAAATAATAATATGGCTAAAAAGTTTATGGGTTTCAAGCCTGAGACAATGACAAACAAGATACTACCAGCGTTGGGCTACAATGGACCTAGTGATCAAAAGTCTATCAATGCTTTCCTAGCAGCTAGTCCTGCAGCAGCAGCCAAGATGGGTAAGTACACTATGGCAGCTAGACAGATGGTTGAGGGCAAGCGTATCAATGCGGCTAGAGGTATGAGTGTAGCAGATGCGGCAAAAGTTGTATCAAAAGAAATAAAAAAAGCTAATAATCCTTTTGCAGGTATGGATGCTCGTCAAATGGCTAGAGCTATAGGCACACAAGATAGTGGTGGTGGAGGATCACGACAGCAAGCCTCTCCTGTACAATACCAATCTACTAATCCTAGCGCACCTAATTATCTTACACCACGTCCAACGCCACCAGAATACCTACCAGGTGGTAGTAAATATATTGGACCAGCAGGTGGCCCTACTACAAATCCAGATGGTTCAGTTACACTAGGTGGTCAATATACAGGCCCGACTGGTACACAAATGCCAAGCGGTTCACTACTATCAAAACAGATAGGCACTGACCCAACTGCAAGTGTAACCAAAGCAAACGTTGTAGCAGCAGATGGTGGACCAAACGCACTTATAGCAGGTGGTACAGGTCAAGCAGGTGCAGCAGCACAAGCAGGTGTAGCAACAGCAGCAGGGGCTGCAACAGCAGAAGAAATTGCTGCTATGTCACCAGCGCAGTATCAAGCTTATCAATCACAACAAGCATTACAGACAGCCTTACAGAATTACTTAGCAGCACAAGGGCAGGTTGGTCCTGACTCTATTGTAGATCCTGCACAAATGGACCCTTTTACAGCAGCAGCACTACAGCTACAGGCTGCACAAATAGCAGAGCCACAAACAGTACAAGCTCCTAATCCTTTACAGGTATCACAGGATCAGCTAGTCTCTGGCTCTACTGTAGATCAGGCACAGGTAGATGCTACTATAGCAAAGAACCAAGCTGCATCTGTAAAGACAGAGCTAGACACTTTGATGCAGGACTTTGCTGGTGGTAACACACCCTCATGGGCTGCAGGAGCTATGCGTAATGCATCAGCAGCAATGGCTGCACGTGGGTTGTCAGCTTCTAGTATGGCAGGTATGGCTATTGTACAGGCAGGTATGGAAGCAGCATTACCTATTGCACAGATAGATGCATCCAACAAACAAGAAGTAGCTTTACTGAATGCTGAACAACGTGCCAGCTTCTTAGGCATGGAGTTTGACCAAGAGTTCCAAGCCAAGGTAAGGAATGCAGCACGTATATCAGAGATAGCTAACATAAACTTTACAGCAGAACAACAGATAGCATTAGAGAATGCTAGGATGGCACAGACTGTAGACTTAGCTAACCTAGATGCTAGGCAGGGTAAAGTTTTAGCTGATGCAGCTACACTGTCACAGATAGACTTATCTAACCTGAACAACAGGCAACAGGCTAACGTACAGAATGCTAAGTCATTCCTACAAATGGACCTGACTAACCTAAGTAATGAGCAGCAGATGCAAGTTCTTAAAGCGCAGGAAACTGCTCAAGCTATACTAAGTGATGGTGCTGCAATAAATGCTTCAAGACAGTTTAATGCTTCATCCCAGAACCAGACAGATCAATTCTTTGCAGGACTAGGTTCACAGGTACAGAGGTTTAACGCAGAGCAGATCAACGCTATCAACCGTTTCAATGCAGGTGAGACTAATGCAGTATCACAGTTCAACACTGCACAAACTAATGCACGTGACCAGTTCAATGCACAGAACCATCTTGTAGTTGCACAAGCTAACGCAGCATGGGCGCAAGCTATTACTACAGCAGCCAACGCAGCAGCTAACCAAGCTAACAGAGATGCAGCACTAGTAGCTAACAATCTTACATCCACAATGTATAATAATGCTATACAACGTGAGCGTGATCTGTTAGCATGGGCATGGCAGTCTGGCGAAAGCGAGAGAGACAGAATAACAAAAATACTAGAGGCAGAGATAGATGCAAATGGTGAATCACAATCACTGCTTGAGACTTCTGCTGGTAATTTTGTTGGTGAGCTTGTCACAGGTGCAGCCTCTTATATCATCGGTAAGTATCTACCATTCCCTAAGTAAAGGTATAACAATGTACGATCCTAAGTTTACACAAAAACAAATGTATGACCAGTATGGTAGCTCTCGTGAGACTACTAAGACTAAGCCTAATCCTGGAAAGCAATTTGCTGACAGTATGAAAGCTGGAGGTGGTGGTAGAAACACTAGTGGTATAGGTGCTAAACGTCCTGACTACTCTTCTAATACATTTGGTGGTGGACAGGACAACAATCCAAACAGGGATGAGTATGAAAACAAACCTACTGTAGCTAAAGTATATGAAAAGACTGTAGATCTATTCAAGTCCTTTGGAGCTAAAGAACCAGAAGCTTTGATAGTTGATGGCAAGAGAGTATATCAAGGGCCACTGTTTAGTGGGTATGATCCTACTGTACGCATAGGACCGTTTGGTGGGGATGCTGGTAAGAAGCAGTATCGTTTAGGTATGCCTATACTTGGGGAAGTATCACCAAGCTACCCATCTCCTACGTTACCGTCTGGTGATAACAACCCTGCTCTAAATATGTTTGGTGTAAGACGTGGCTTTACACGTGGAACAGATATGCCAGAGCTACCTACATCAACAGATGTGCCAGCCAACATGGACCCTAAAACTAGAGCATTATCTCAGGGAATATTACCTATACCTGATGAACCTACTGCTCCATATACAATAAGGTCTGGTGATACTTTATCTGATATAGCTAAGATGACAGGTACTACTGTTGAAGAACTAGCAGATATAAACAATATAGAAAAAGTAGATGAGATAGATGCAGGTGTAGTAATAGATATACCCATTAGAAGAAAACCTTCTGGGTTAGGTACTAATCCTACCAGTACAGAATTTATGGATGCAGCTACAAAAGAAATGCTTGAAGATATGACACCAGTCAAAGCTGGTTTTTGGGATTTTTTATTTGGAAAAAAAGAACCACAAAAGTTTGAAATAACAGTGGATGAAATAAAAGAGTATGCAAAAGAAAACTTTGATCCTGTACAAGCTGCTGCTTTTGTTGCTACCTTTGAAGCAGAGACAGGTAGTGGTAAAGATTTAGTTGAAAATGGTTATGGCAAGAAAGATGCTGTAAGAGTTTTTGTTGAAGCTAATAGAAGAAAAGACGGTACACTTTCTGCAGCAATGAAGGAAAGAAAAAAGAAAATAGAAAAAGCTAAAGACTCTGAAGAAATATTTAATATAGTTTATGGAAATCGCTTAGGAAATACTTCTTCTGGTGATGGTTTTACCTATCGAGGAAGAGGTCCAATAATGTTAACAGGTAAAGAAAACTATAAAAAAGTAGGAGATGCCATTGGTGTAGATTTAGTAAAAAACCCAGACCTTTTAATAACAGATAAAAACGTAGCTCTCAAAGCAACAATGGCTTACCTACAACAGAAAAAATTTAATAGTGTATCAAGTGCAAGCGAACTTGCGGCTGTAGTAGGGCACTCAAATCCAAAAGGAAAAGAGGGTATCCGAAGGTGGAACAAAGCTAGCAAGATATATGAAGAAATGTATGGAACAATTATGCCTACTAAAAAACCGAAACAAAGACCTGAAGGTTTTAAAGGGATAGTAATAAATGAAGATACAAACCCATCTACCTCTCTTCGCCCTAAAGCTAGACCGTTAGGAAGACCTTAATGTTTGGACTACCACTAGAACTTATAACAATGCTTTTCTCTACCGTACTAGGTGGAGTTATGTCTTTAATAGGACAGAATGCTAAGAATAAAGCTGAACAACAAAAGGCTTTAATAGGTGCAGTCAACGAAGCCAGAGAGCATGGCAGTAAAGACATACACTTTGCATGGACACGTAGGATCATAGCTTTATCTGCAGTCTTTGCTATTATTGTCTTGCCAAAGATGGTAGCTGTATGGTATCCTGACGTAAGCGTTATCGTAGGTTACACAGAAGTACATGGCGGTTTATTTAACTGGCTATTTGGTGGTGACGGTACAGTACAATGGCAAGCTGCACGAGGTTTCGTTATCACACCACTAGACACGCACATAGTATCTGCTATAGTAGGCTTATACTTTGGTGCAGGATTTACTAAATAGGAAAACAAAATGAAGACATTAGCAATATTTGATCAACCAATTCCAGGCCAGTCTTTAACAGGTGAACCTAAGAATAACCCTTGGGAACAGCCAGCAGAGATGTCCAGTGTAGAAGATGTTACTATGTTTTATATAGAGAGCATGGCTAACCAAGAAGTAATAGATGATCTAGCTGCTGTATGTCAGGCAGGGTTATCTCTCAAGCCTATAGTAAATACTATTGTAGGTGCAGGTACTATGAATGGTATCCACTCAGTTGATGTAGCTATGTTAGTCAAGCCTATTATACATGAGTTCCTAAAGCAAGCTATCACAAGTGTAGGCGTTGAGGTTTCAGATGATGGTAAAGATTATCAGAAGGAAGCAGAAGATAGAGAGCTACAACGTTTCCAAGCTATAGTAGGAGCATACCTAAAAGATAATCCTGATGATGGTTCAGATCCAGGAAAAAGAATGTTAAGTGATTTGGTTGAAGAAGAGCCAGAGGAAGAAGACACACCAGAAGAGAAGCCAATGGGCTTGATGGCGAAAGGTTTATAAGATGGGATTTGATTGGAAAGCTTTTGGAGCAGCCTTCTTAGACAAGCAGACAGAGAGTATCAGAAAAAGAAGGACTGATGCTGAAGAGTATGAAGAGGAACAAGAAGATCTAGCTAAAGCAAATAGGAAAGCAATAGCTGAGAGAACTCTATTAGCAGATAATGTTGGGTCTATGGCACAGAAAGCTATAAACCTAGGCGCTACTAAAGAACAAGTTGTAGCTGCTATGGGTTCTGGTGCGCTGGGTATAAAAACTTTTTATGAGAAACTACTAGCTGCTGCAAATCAAAAAGGCATGCAGACACTAGGCCCATCTGATGTAGAAGCTATTATAGATATGCCTGAAGTGTTTGAGATAAACCCTGAATATATAGACATGAATCTCAATCAACTTGCTAAGATACAATATGGTGCTAAGACAGACCCAACTCTTGCAACAGAACAATCAGATGTCCAATCAAGTGACAGCCTACTTGCTTCCATGTTTGGTACAAACGCTATGAGCCAAGCAAAGCAAAGACTAGGAGACACAAATTATATAGGCAACATGTCTATAGCTGATGTGAATGAGCTTGCTGCACAAGCAGATTATGATTCTCTCTTTCCTAACTTGGGTGTTAACTTCTTTGACAAAGAGTTCTATGGACCACAGGCAGCTAGTGAGTTTCTAAAAACACTTACTGATATAGAGATGGATGCTGCTAGTGGAACGGCTGCTGAAGATTTTATTAAAGCTGCTCGTACTGCACACATGGAAAAGATGCGTGAAGGTAGTGAAACATATGATGAGGGATATGCTGCTAGAAACGAGGGCGTTACTCCTATGCAGAAAGAGCAAGACGCTAGAGAGTACTTGATTCAAACTCAAGCTAGAAGTATTATACAAGGAACTATAGGAAATTTTGGTCAGACTGGACTGTTTGATCATCAACCATCTGTAGATCTAATTAGAAAGATTATGGGTGACCAGTTTGTAGAAGATGAACTAGCATTGTTAAATAGTTTTAATCAACCAGAAGAAAACAATACACAGTTAAATGATAGAGAGGAAAACCTTGGTAGTTTCGAAGCAATCAAAACTGGAATGGAGGAAGCCGAAGCAAGAACACAAGCAGGAGTTATCGAACAAGAAGATACTCAAACGCCAACGCCCGATTCAGAAACTCAAGAAACAACGATACCTACAGAAGAAAGCACTGAAGAGTTTGTACCAAATCCTAGACCAGAAAGCAAAGGTACACTAAAAGATGCACTAGATGCTGGTGGTGTTAACGCTTGGGATAAAGACTATGCAGGTAAACTAGATCCTATAACAGGCGAGAAGATTATGGTAGACCCAAGACCTGCTGAAGGTGGGCCTAAAGACAAAGAAGTAGAGTCGGTAAATAAATTTGGTATTAGGCAACCAGGAAAAACTAGGAAAGTGACAGCACAAGAAGAGTGGGATATACTCTACGGAGATACACACAACCCAGATGGATCACCTAACTTAAAGAAGAGATAATATGGCAAGCTACCAAGATAATAAGAGAAGTATGGATGAACTATTTAGTGGCACTTCTAGTGCGCCTAGTAGGGAAGAAGACTTTTACATAGATAAGAATGTTACTCTAAAGAAGGATGATCTCAAGGTGGGTCAGAACCTAGCTAAGGTACGCAGGTACATGGCAGGACGTAAAGGTGTTGGCTATAAAAACAAAGATGTAGAAGAAACTGTAGATGACTTTGTACAACACATGCGGTACTTTAATTCCAACGCTGTTAGCACCACAGGTGAACTAAGGTTTATAAATAAAGCAGACGATAAGATGAAGAAAACTGCTAGGGATGCTTATCTGCTATATGAACAACTAGGTAATGTGTTCCAGAATGATGGGGCTATGGGTGCTGTTGATGGTATAAAGGATTATATCTTTGCTGCAGCTAAAGACCCTACTAACTATGTAGGTCTTATCACTGGTGGTGTTGGTAGACTTCTTGCAGGTAGCTACACAGTAGCAGGTAAGAAGATTGTACTAGATGCAGTAAAGAGAGCAGGACTACAGGCTGCAAGAGATGGTGCTAATTCTACGCAGATTAGAAAAGCAGCAGAGAAAGCTGGGATGCAAGCAGCTAGAAGAGCAGCCAAAGCAGGACTATCTAAAGGTCAGTCTAAGAAAGCAGCAGAGAAAGTAACACAAGAGGTTACTAAAGAAGGACGCAGAAAAATAGCACTGGATGCCATGAAGGGCAAACAGGAAGCATTATTTGACAAGGCAAGAGGCACATCTTTAAAGGTAACCGTAGGAGCAGACGCAGGTTTTGCTATGCTACAGGATAGTCTAGCACAGAAGACATTGATGGAAGCTGGCGCTCAAGAACAGTACAGTAAAACACAAACAGCTTTCTCTTCTTTGTTGGGTGGTGTAGCAGGTGCAGCACAGTTAGGCTTCGGTAAGTTTCGTGGTTTGTCAGGACTTGAAGAACCTACAGATACACTAGGTGATATAGCTAAGACTGTTATAGAAAGTAACTCATCTATACTCTCCAGACAGGATAGTAAAAAAGTTACCAAACAAATGCTAGAAGACATTGAGGCATGGAACTCAAAGGTAGACAGAGGTTTAAAACTAGAGGCTTCTGTTATGCCATCAGATTTGTTTTCTAATATAATGCTAGGTGCAGATGGTAAGGGTGGACTAGCAAAGCTGATGAATGATAGAGGCTTGAAGATACACTCTAATAAACTAACAGCGGATGTAGTAACTAATGTGGTTAGGTTCTTACCTGAAGAAGACTTGGTAAATATAAACAAGGCTATGGGTAAGTATACAGAACTAACACTAGGAGAGTTAGCTGACACTAAAGGTATTAACCTAAGAGACTTACTATCAAAAGATTCTAGTGAAGCAGGTAAGATCCTAAACGTTCTTTCTCAAACAAAGCGTATTGTTAACTCAGGTATTGTAGCTGCTGGTGATAAGACTAAAAGAACTTTAGAGGATGATATAGCAGAGGCTACCCAAGAAGTAGACAAGATGAATAATTCACAGCCGTTAAAGTATGGACAGTCTGTGTGGAAACGTTTACTTGTTTCATCTCCTGCTACTACCATGATCAACGTGGCTGGCTTTGCTCAATACTATGTAGGTCAGAGTATGGCTGACTTGTTTAACTTTGGTATGCTAAGTATGAAAGCTCTTAGTCAATCTACATATGATACTACTGCTGCTAGAGAAACAATGCGACAAGCACGTGCGTATACACAGATACAATCACAGAAGTTTAGAAACTTACTAGACCCATACACTACACACGATTCATACATGAGGTTCTTAAAAGAATCTAACAACGAAACAACACGTAAGAAGTTATTCGAAACTATGTCAGGTGGTGTAGAAGTTCAGGGTGAACGATTCGGCATGGACCCTAATAGCAAACTATTTAGAAACATAGAAGCTGGTTCTAATGCAGCAAGTAATATATCTGGTGTACGTATACAGGATAGCTTTACTAAGTCTCAGATGTTTATGACTGAGATGGATAAGTATATGCGTATAAATAAAGGTATAAGTTTTAGAGATGCTATGGTAAAGGGTGAAGAGCCTGACCTAGACGCTATCCAAGGTGCGCTAGATGCTACGCTCAAGTCTGTATTCTCTAAAGACTACACAACTACAGAGCAGCCAGAGCTACTACGAACTGCTGCTAAGATGGCTGAAACTTTTTCTAACACTCCAGGTTTTGGTACACTCCTACCGTTTGGTAGGTTCTTCAACAACGTCATAGCCACTTCATACCAGTGGTCACTGCTGGCTGCACCAGAACACTTCTATAAGTTCACTAGGAATGCTGTTAATGGTGTGAGAGGCAAAGGACCAAAGAACCTTGACATAACAGAGAGAGAAGCCTTTGCGCGTTTCGTTGTGGGTAATACAGCGTTGGGTCTGTCTATGCAGTATGACAACGAAAGAAGAGAAAAGAATTTAGGTGTATATGAAGTAGATGTAGGTGGTGGTACTATTGTAGATGCCAAGAACACCTACCCATTCTCTCTATGGCTTGCAGCAGGTAGGGTACTAAACACTATGAGAAATGGTGAGCAGGTATCAGCAGACTTACAAAGAGAGATAGGTACACAGTTAGCTGTTGGTCAGCTTGCACGTGACACACAGTTTGCTAACGACATAAACAATATGTTAGATGTGTTAACTAATGTAGACATAGACAAGAGAGCAGCAGCTATAGATGGTATGTATAAGGTTACTGGTAACTTTGTAGCAGGTTTTACTAGACCACTAGATGTACTAAACAAAGCTGTAGGTTTTGCTACAGGTACAGACACAGCTAAAGATGTACGTCAAGCTGAAGGTATCAATACATTCTCACAAACTTCTACTAAGTATATAGACAATATACTAGAGACATTCATTGATTCGGTAGACGCTATAACAAATGATACTTTTACAAAGATTGGACTAGGTGGTGAGGATGCCATAACAGGTAAGGAGTTATCTGTAGCTACCAGATCAGGAGAGATATATGATGCTAATCCTTTTGCAAGACTGTTTGGATTAACAGTAAAGCCTAGCAAGACAGCTACAGAAACGGTATACTCTATGGCTGACATGGCTTCTTGGAAAGCTAGTGAGAGGACAAACATACCTGCCTATGATAAAATCTTCAATGGTATGTTAGCACCTATGCTTGAAGTTTACACTCAGGAGTTGCTAAACAATCCTAAGTTTCAAGACGCAAGCATAAAACAAAAGCGTGGTATGCTCAAGAAAAGAATGTCTGATGTTAAAGCCAGAGTTCGTGAGAGCATGGATAGAGGCTACGCAGGATACGAAGGTAGTATTCTAAACAAAGCAGCCTCTCTAACTAGAAGCTATAGTAAAGAGACTAGAAGAGAAGCTATGCAAATGTTAAAGAAAGACTACGGTATAACTGGACAGCTAGAAGATCTTAGCTTCAGAGAGCTTGAGTTGTTTATGCGTTACGCACAGTTTATCAAAGATGCAGAGGACGAGGTAGGCAAGCTATGATCTATAGCTATGCCCTGCCCACATCTTACACTCAAGGAGTTTATCTCTAGCTTTCTTGCGCTGGTCATTGTCCTCAAGATTATCCAATAAAAACTTATCTACTACTCTTATAGCATCAGTCAAGTCTTTCTTGAACTGATTACGCTTGGCTTGCATGTAGTTTGTAGCTTCACGTTCCAGTTTCATCAAGCTGCCTTTTCTAAATTTACTGATAGTTTATTTAATACATCTTTAGCCTGTTCTATACTTATCTTAAACCATTCACCTCTTTGTTCTTCAGCTATCTTAGCTGCTGCTTTATGTGCTTGTGCTTCTGATACACGTCTATTGTTTGACACAACCACATGCTCTAGTGAGTAGTCTCTGAAGGGGCTGCTAGTCTGATAGCCATTACATCTATCATCAGCATCAACAGCCATGCCTATCTTGACCCACTCAGGCCAAGCAGGATTAGTTATGGCATATACATATCCTTCTTTAATAGAGTCTAACTTATACGTACCATCAAAGGCTGCATCATTAAAAGTTTTGTAGCGTCCAGGTTTGTGTAAGGGATGTTTAGTTGATATAATTTTACCATTTACCCACATCCTATTTTTGTTTCTGTTTTGGTAGCCTTTATTACGTTTAGAATTACAAGGTGTGCAATAATAGTGTGCAATTCTTCTACCACTTTCTTTCCAATTAACTCCTACTTCTAGTTCTACTTCACAACCTATACAGCATTTCATATTATACCTCCTGTGGTATTTGGGTACACCATACCCAGTAGTCTGCTTCCCACATAGACTTAGGTCTAGTAGCCTCTAAGTATTTGGTACGTGCAGACACAGCAGCATTACACTTTTCTCTGTTTTCATATAAGATGTTGTCGCTCATAATCAATGGCTCTCCATTAAATATAAAGAGCGCTACTAATACCCAAGCCATGTGCTATTCCTTTGCTTCGTAATACTGTTCTACTTTATCATTGACCCAAGGTTCAAGATACTTCTCTGCTATTGCGCCTACTGCAAAGTAAGCTATTACTGCTGATACTATTACTTCCATGATAACTCCTATGTTATATCTACTACTTCACACACGTCACCAGAGCAAGCAAATGTTTGACTGGACTTCGTGTTGTCTTCTTGTTCATACTCTGAAAGTTTATTCCAGTCAATCTTTTTCGGCATGGTCTTGAGTAATTCTTTATACTCTTCCTTGCTGCAATCTTGATATGGAGCTTGCTGATAGGTATGGTCTGAGTGTGGTAGAAAAGATACACCTGACATTTCGTCAAAGTGTTTATAGACAAAGGCTCCTACCTCAAGCCATTCATCATCACGTACTGAAATTGTAACTGAGGGCTTATGCTCACACCAATGTCTTTGGTATGTAAGCCAAGTCTCTAGCTGTTCAATAGCAGTCATGTCGTTGCGTGTTATAGCATTCTCTGGTGATCGTACAGGAAAGCTGAACACTGTTGTAGTGTCACCCTTGAATACACAAGGCTCATTAGGTACACCGTTGTCAATCATAAACTGTGTAAGTGGGTCTTTATTATCACCTCGTACAGTACGGATGTAATATGGAGAGTGACGAGCATGTATACCACTGGCACTGTCCACCAACTGCGAGACAGTACCCGAAGGTTTGACGCAGGTAATAGCAGCAGACTGAGGTATATCAAGCAAGTCAGCGTATTCATGATTAGTAGCCAGTGCGATATTCCGTAAGTCATCTAATAGCTTCTCCAAGTTAGAGTTAACAGCAGTCATCAATGGGTTGTCCATGATACCTGTCAGCGACACACCAAGCAATCTCTCTTCTTCAGTATTACGTTGCCACACTTTACGCAGGTACGGAAACTTTGTGTACGAGCTTTGGATTGTGCCAAGTATTGTGGCGACTTTGACTTTACGCTCCAAGTCTTTAAGCGTATCAGTGGAACGAACAACAACTTCCGTAAGATTACAAAACTGGTAGGGTCTAAGTATGATCTCACTGCATGGATTAGTTCCGAACTGCCAGTCAGGATCACGCCTACCATACTTAGCAGCCTGTGCTTTAGATGCTTCACGATTAAATATTCCCCTCTCTCCTGACTTACTCTCTACTAATGCTGTCCACTCACGCATGAATGTTTCTATGTCTGGCTTCTCTGTGTATGATACAGAGTTGTTAGCTAATGCTCTGTGTGGTGCTGTCTCCCACCACTGTCCTGACTTAGCGTGACGCATACGATCATCACTTAGGTTAGACAAACTAATCATGGCTGACCTACGTACACCTCCTACTACAACTATCTGTCCAATGAAACACATCAAGTCGTGGCATTCCATAGAGGTAAGCTTACGTCCTTGTGCATTCTTAAACGTGTTGACTGAGAAGTTAAACAACTCGACAAGAGGTCCAGGACCACTGGCTCTACCACCAAACGTCTTGAGCCTAGCACCTGCAGGACGTACACGAGTGACATCCCACTTGGGTATCTCACCTGCCCATAGTAATGCTAGTAGCTGACGGAAAGACTTAGCCCAACCTTCCTTGCTATCCTTAACTACAATGGTAGTCTCGCTGTCAAACAACTCAGGTACTTCAGGTAGCTGCTGCACGAACTGACGCTCAACACTGAAGCCTACACCTGTACCACACAACAGTATGAACATAGCCTCATCGAAAGACTTAGGGTCATCGACAGGTAGGTATGAGCAGTTGTACCCTGCTGTGTTATCTCTGTCCAACGCAGGACCACTAGTCATCATGGCCCTCATGCTTGGCATTACATCTAACCCTATGATAGCTTGCTCTATCTGGTTAACCCATGAGTCGTTGCCTAGCTTCGGACGTACCACGTTATCAACGTAGCGCCCTACTGTCTCAGCCCATGACTCACGGCCTTTGCCATCTACATACTTAGCGTAGCGTGACTGGTGTATAAAACTTTGATAGTCTGTTGGTAGTAAGTTACTCATTTGTCTTCCCCTATATTTGTTGGTGCGTACACCTCTCCATTATATTTACTTCCTGTTGCACCTTTACCTGTCTCCACTCCGTTATTGCAGCCTACCACAACTACTAATAAAAAAGCTGTAAAAAAGTATAGTGTTCTCTTTGACCAAAGTATAAACAGTTCAAATGTTTTCTTTGCTTCTATCTCTGCTGATTCCCTTGGTGTCACTTGTAGTACCTATTCCATATGACCATCACAACTATCCAAAGAATTATGGTCATACCTAAATGTATCTGTGTCATGTCAGTCATCTGTTATCCCCACTTCCCTTTATAGTTCCTCGTTCTTTTCTACTCTTTAACTTAGCTAGGTTATTTAACGCTACCTCTGCCATGTCTATCTCTAAGTCACGACACAGTGCAGCAATGTACCATAGCACATCACCTATCTCTGCTGCTATGTCTTCTTTGTTAAACGTATCATCACGCAACATCTTCTTGATTTTACCTTGTACTTCACCTGCCTCATTACCCAAGCCCAACGCAGGGTAGATGATAGGGTCAGTATAGATAGCAGTCTTTACTGCTTCCTTTTGGTAGTACCCCATGTCCATAATGGGTGATTGCATGTCTGCGAAATGGTCTATGTCTTCCTGTGTTATCATTGTCTCTCCTTCACTACTAGATTCTGTATCTTTATATCATCTACATCATGCATGACATTACTTACTAAATCATACACGTCTTCCTTATGACCTTCTTGGTGGGAGGATAAGAAGTTATTCTCTTCATCTACCTCCATCATATATGTAACACTAAACTTACGTTTCATTTGTGCTTCTCTTTGTATACCTCTATGAGTTTGTTTAAATACCATTGTGCCTTTTGTAAATCTTCTAGGCCACCCTTGTAGTCATACCTCCATACGTACTTTAGTATGTTACCTTGTAGGTATCCTTCTTTGTTGTGGTTAGTTGCAGCAAGGATAGCATCAATACATTCTATACCTGCTTGGTTATAGTGTGGTGGATGGTTTACCAAATCTTTTTCCATTTCATCAAAGTCCTTAAACATATCCTCTACATCAAAGTCTATTTCAAACTCTTCTTCTTTACTCATGCTTCACCTAAAGTCTTTGTCCACTTGGTTAATTTAATTACGTTACCTTCTGTTTCATAATCCATTTCTTTAGAAAGTTCAACCTGTGTTTCAGCATATTGTTTAGGAAACATTTCCTTTAACAGTTCATGCCTTGCATCATCAAAGTATTCTATCAGATCAGGATACTCTTCCAGTACCTCAGATGCTGCTGCCATAGTCAGTGCATAATCCATAGCTGCTCTCATAGCTATAGGGTGTTGCTCATCACCAAAGATTAAACCTGTCTTTAGTATACCTGTCCATGATCCATCTTCTTCTGTCTCAGGGCTGATGATTATAGCAACGTCACCATCCTTTAGTTCGTAACCCATTAGGTTCTCCTTTTAACTATGACACGCTGCACTTTCATGCGGTTGCCTTTTTCTAGTAGCCACCCTTCAGGTATAACACGATGTGCCCACTTGAAGTTCTTCTGTTCACACCAGTCACAGTACCTAGACTTAGCTCCTTTATATAATCTTTGTTTAGCGTTGCTGAATACAAACCTGATGTCTAACTTAGGATGCTGTCTCTGTATCTCTATATGTTTTCGTCTATCTGCTGCACTAAATATTCCTTTGGTTTCTATTATGATACCGTTGTCTAACTCAAAGTCAGGTGTGTATGTTCTATAGCGTAAGTCTTCCCACTCTATCTTTATCTTCTCATACTCTACTGTCTTCTGTCTAGTCTTTAGAAACGTAGCAGCCTCTTGTTCAAGACCGCTACGGTATAACATTTTGTTATGTCTACGTGGCAAGGCCATCACCTATTAAAACGTAGTCAATCTGCGGTGGGTTCTTAGCCTTAGATACTCTTGATGGTATTGTTTTTAAAGTATCCCAACACTTATGTTTGAAGCTACAAAATCTACAGGAACTATTGAGTACCATGTTACCTGTTTGCTTCTTGTAGAATGTCTCAGGCACAGGCTTGAAGCATCTTTCAAACGGTTCATCTTTCTCTATATAATTTACCGTTTCCTGAATATCTTCTATGACCTTATCAGAGTCAACCTCCGAAGCACTGACATACTTAAACTCACCGTTGCCTTTGTTGACCACCCACCAACCGCCTACTTCCTTTCCTGCAGCCTTAGAGTAACCTACTAATTGTGGTATGTATCCGAAGCCATCACCCTTTTGTAATGCTTCGAATGAGTCAAACTTATTTGTGTATGACCAAGGTGATGCAGACTTAACATCATCTATCTTGCCATCCATTTCCATGTCGTACTCACCCTTGATCTCCTGTCCATCAGGTAGCTTGAGTGTGACAGTATCATTGTCTTTGAACTCAGTACCTGCTGCACGTAGTAACCCTTTGAACACAGCTTCAACTAGATCACCTAGTATCATGTTCATCAGGAAGTGTGGAGGCAAAGGTAACTTATCTTCAGGGTCATTCTTTTCAAACCACAACTGGCACTTAGGTCTGCCTATGTTAGACATACGTAGTCTGAACGCATCACGTGGTGGTGAGTTAAACTGCTTGTTCATAGCAGCCTTAACATCGGAGGCAACCAAGTCGGTCACCTCCTCTGTCATTGTAGCTTCACCCTTCATAGCCTTTTGCAAGTAGCTAAAGACTTGTAGTTCAGCAGGGTGATTCATTACTCAGCCACCTCTACGAAGTCATTGTTGAGGATCTCACCGACAAGTTCTGCATCATTATCTGTACCCATCTTGGCACGTTCATGGTGTAGATCTAGTATCTTACCGTTGCTAAACTCAATAAGTTCTAAGAAGTCTTTGAGTGTGTCGTTGTCTTCCTTGGCAAGTTCTACACTATCACCTGTGCTTGCTTGTATCTTACCAAACTTAGCACCAGTAGGTATGCTATCTTCGATACCTTCTAGCTTGATGGTAGACATGATAGGTAACATGTTCTTCTTCTTGAAGTTACTCATCACACCATTGATACTCTTCAGGCTGTCACGGTTCTTTACATCCATGACAAACGGTATAGTTGCTGCAGCATCTACTGGCTCACCCTTCTCATTCATAGGGCTGTCCAATGAAACTGTACCGTAGTACACCATGACACGCTTGACTGAGCGCATCAGTTGCTTGGTTGCATCAGGTAGTGAGTTGAAGTCTTCGATGTAACCTGATGGTCTACCTAAGTTGAAGCCACCAATGCTATCCTTCAAGTCACCGTTGAGAGAGTTAGACATCACAGACTTCTCCATCTCTTCTGTCTCACTGTTCCATCTCTGCCATTGATTGCGTTGGGCAAAGACACGAACTGTAGCACCATTACTGTAGACTATATCATCACCTGTCTTGAGGGTGAATGCACCTACTGGTACTACCTCTGTCTTTATCATCTTACCATTGAGATCTACCTCACCCATGATAGGTTGATGTAACATTCCTAAACGTGATATGGATGGCAGGAAGTCTGCGTTACTTGTCTTGACAGACACTCCCATTAGTTCAGCCATTGATTGACCACGTTCATTTGCTACTGCTAGTTCATTACTCATTCTATATCCTTTTTTATAGAGTCAAAGAGATCTTAGTTATACACTAAACATCCACTGTGTCAAGCCAATTCTCTCCTATCTTTGCTTCTAAAAGCATTGGTACATTCATCTTTATTCCATATGTCTCCTCTATTATTTTGTTTAAATCCTGGTTCATAGTCCACACCATTGACAATACTAAGTCTTTCTCGTCAGGGTGTACGTCAACCACCATAGAATCGTGTACAGTATTGACTAAACACGACTTCATATGTCGCAAACGTTCATGCATCTCATTCAACACCACTGGTACTACGTCACCTGTAGCAAAGCCTTGCACTGGGTAGTTCTTTATCATAGTGAAGTGAGTTGGTATACCACTGTGACGTCTTGTCACATCAGGGAAAGCGTATTGTCTACCTGATATGTTTGTTATCTTGAGGAAGCGTAGTGCCTCATCAGCTAGGTTACTGTGCCAGTTGGCTATCCCTTTGTACTTATCATTGAAGTGCTTGTAGTACGTAGCCTCTGCTTTTGTACGTCCGTAACCGCTTGCTCCAAAGAGTGGTGCGAACGTGTGTTCTTTAGCTGCTTGACGTGTTGTTGGTTGCCCTGCATCAGTAATAACTTTTGCTGTGTAAGCATGTACATCGAAGCCAGTTGAAATTTCTTGCATCGCTGTTTCATCCTGTGCCAAGAACGCTGCTGTCCTAAATTCGAGTTGTGCAAAGTCTGCCTCCATAATTAATCCGTTGTCAAATCTTGATACAAATACTTTCTTTACTGGGAATGTACCTCCTCTTGGCATGTTCTGCATGTTGGGATTTCTTCCACTGAAACGGCCTGTGGCTGTAATGTGTTGGGTAAGTCCAACGTGCAGGAATCCATTGTCCTTGGTGTATGTACGTATTCCGTTGACAAAAGCAGATAGATAAGAAGAGATAGCATTGTGACGTTTAAGATCAGAAAGGAAACTGATAGCTTCGTCCATTTTATTCTGTTTAGCAGTTGAAGATAGTACATCTAGTTCATCCTTCCCTGTGTTAAATCCATTGGCACTGACCCACTTCTTGCTTGGTGCAGTGAAGCGTAGTCCTGCTATCTGTTCTGTGTTCTTTAGTTTATACCCTTGTGCATCACAATCCTTGCATCTAGTAGCTCTTGCAAACTTTGTTCCATCTTTCTTAGTTCTGAATACCTTACCCTGCCCTTCGCAACTTGTGCAGGTGTAAGCCGTTGTCCTGTAGATCGGTGAGGAGTTGGCTGCAACGGCATCCTTAAACTCTTCTTGTGTTTGTGTGAACTCGAAGAGATCAGCCCATTCCTTCTTGTCATGTACCCTTCTGCTGAAGAGGACTTGTGACTTCTGTTCAGGTGACCGAAGGTTAATCGGAGTGTCGCCCATAACTTCCCTGACTTTCTTTTGCAGACGTGTTTCGATCTCAGCTTTCTCATGCTCGTACTCCTTTGCTACTCTGTCCAACTCTTGAAGATTGACTTTGAATCCAGCCATATAGATTTCTGTAAGGGTTTTACAGGTGTTGAAGGTAACACGTCTAACGGTATTGAGAGAGGCGGCATCGGGTTGGCTGTATTCTTTTTCTTGGGCATGGAACAACTCGCAAGTAGTAAGCAAATCATACTTGAGATAATCACAAAGCTCCTCATAAGGTATTTCATTTGTGTTCTTTCCTTCCTTAAAGTATTTCTTTAGTGTGTCTTGCTTTTTAAATGTTAACTGCCTACGTTCCGCACAAGCCTCAAGGCTTAGACCTCTTCTCTGTCCACGATCTAGTATATACTCACCAAGCATAGTGTCATAGATGTCACCATCATATTTGTAACCACACTCCCACAACCACATCAAGTCGTGCTGTGCGTTGTGCATTATCAGTAGCTTGGTATTGTCTAGTGTCCACTGTATCTCTAGTCTTTCAAATCCTATATCATCTTTTGATTCGTTATGATCTAGTGTTCTGATAGAGAGAGTAGCTTCAGGATCATCGGCATCAAGATAGCCTACCTGTACTAGATAGTTGTCAGGTTCAAACGGATCTAGGTGTAACTTATCGTCACGCTTTGTTGTCGTATTCTCTACGTCTAACACCAACCTCATGCTGAATACACTGATCTGGAACCGTCAAGCACACAAGTAATCTTACCTTGGAAGCCATTAAGTTTGTTCTTGGCTATGTTTAAGTATCTTATAGGATCATCCTCTTCTCCTTCTGCTTGTTGTGTCTTACCTATTAGTACCATGAGGTCAGCCTCTGCTGCCTTGCCTGTCTTACTACCTTCCATCATAGCTTGGTTCAGGTCAGCCCTGCCCTCTGCTTCTGCTGATAGCTGAGACATCCATATCACAGAGCAGTCATACTGCTTGGCTATGTTACGTGCATGGATAGCTGCTGCCTTGAGAGTTATGTCTGATCGTTCTGACCTGATGTCGGCAAACTTGTCGCCCATATCCAGGATAAGTATATCAGGACGTTCATACTTTACCACTGACTCAACCCAGTCCATACCCTTACCTGTGCTGTCCTTGAACTGTATGTTCTCTGACACAGGGTGGTATCTCTTGTTAGCCAGTGCTTTGTTGGTACGTACCTCAGTCATTGTCATGTTGGATGAGGCACTAATGTATCGTGCAGCTACACGTGTGTAAGCTTCCTCATTGCACAGCACTGTAACCTTTGCACCTTGTTGTGCGAAGCCACCGTCTGCTGCTACAAGTGAGGCGTGAAAGCTAGTCTTACCAGTATTAGGACGAGCGCCAACCAAGATAAGATGACCGCCACTGATACCCTCCACCCTACGAGCCAGACTGGATATGTTAAACTTCCATTTCGATTCAAGTGCCGTTGCATCAAGGATAGTATCAAGACTATGATCATCCCACTCGACACGAAGATTTGGAGTAAAGTCATCTTTGTATTCCTCTAGTAGTTGACGTAAAGGTTCAAGGCTATTCTCTGCACCATTCACAAAGTCAAAGCCAAGGTTAGCTACAAGGTCACCCACATGCTGCTGAAACAACTGCGACAATGTGTCCTCTGCTATCTCACCTTTGATAGGTTCAGCTATCTCAATACGCTTGAAGAGATCTTCATAAGCAGTACGTGTAGCGGTGGTCATGCTTGCATTGATACGGTTGAACACAGCCTGTAAGTCAGACACAGATAGGTCACCACCATATGTATCCATAGCTGCATCTAGTGCTTGCTTTATCTTACGCACATCCTTGGTAAAGATTTTATCTGGGCATCGTATACCTTTGTGTTGATCGTAAAAATCTTTACTGAGTAGCGTCTTTAGTAGTGCTAGTTCCATCATCTTGGTTCATCTCCTCTCGTTCCATTGATCTTCTTCGTTCCTCATCATCGAAGCTTCTTACTATTGGTACAGTTTTATTTGTATCAAAGTCTACTATTATACCAGTGTTCCACTTAGCGCACTCCTCTTGTGCATCCTTTAAGTTGTCGAACAGTTTAGGTTTGGGGTAGTTCTCAAACACTGCACCCTCTGGTACATACATGATGTCACCATCAACGTCAATCACTATTGCTAATCTCATTACATAACTCCTTTAGTTTCTCTAAGTCTTCTTCCATCTTATATTTGATATCATCTTGTAGGTTCATAGCAGTTGTCTTACGTCCTGTCCACAACTCTATCTCTCTGCGATACTCTACTGTCTTACCAATAGCATCAGGATCAAGTGCAATGATTACCTTGTCATACTCACCTATCTTCTCAAAATGTTTGGGGTTCATTGACGTACCCAGGATAGCCATAGCTGTGATGTATGGCATCTCTTGTACTGCAATCACAGCAGACACAACGTCCTCAACTATGAGCAGGGTAGAGCCATCACCTACTGTGTAGTAGTCAGCCTCACCTGTGTAGCGATACCACTTAGGGTTCTGCTTCTTACCTACTGCCCTACCTACAGCATCAACGATCCTACCTTCATGCTTGATAGGAAAGACTACACGTTCATCTTTTACATCATACATAGTATCACCTAGTGCTATGCCCCAACGTCTTATGTAGCGTTGGTGCTTGGTGTGTGTTGCTTTAGGTGTGACTACATACTCAGGTATCTCCATAGTTTCTTTCGCTTTCTTTATGTTTGTATACGCACGTTTAAATTGTAACTCATTCATGTGTAGGAATATCTCTGCTGCTGTCATACCAGTGTCGTATATACCACCAACTCTACAGCCTAGCTTGAAACAGTTGTACTTTATGTCACCAAATATATTAGCTACAGTAAATGTATTCTTACCTCGACAGTCAGGTGAAGGGCAGTCACACCTGTGACGCTCACCATCCTTGAGGTCAAGGCTATTGATAAACTCTCTGATGTTAGTCTTCTTCACGTATGCAGTCATCTTACTGTATCCCAATGTTGTTCTGTAAATGTTTTTATTCTATGACAGTTAGCACATAACACTTCGCATTTAGACATTTCAAGTTTTAACTCTTCCTTTCCTTTAGTTCCATTTTTTAACACTGCTTTATGTGCAAGCTTTCCCACCGTATGTTTTTTAAGTGATCTAATTATATGATTAAACTCTAATGCTGAATGATGTTCTTTGTATCCACACTCAGCACAACCTTTAAATAACTTAAACCTTCTTATTATTCTTTGACCTCGCTGATAAGTTTTTCTTTTTCTTTCAGCATCCCAAGTTTTGTATTCTTTAGTCCTAACTCTTTTATTCATCTTCCTTTACCCCTCTCGCTGCTAGTGCCTTGCTTGCACCACTGAATGTGTTGACCATGTATGGCTTGACTGATGCTGTATTCTGGTGGCCTGTCACCTGCATGATACCCACCATGTCAACACCACCTTCCATCATCTCAGTCACCGCTGTCCTACGTAGATCCATAGCCGTAAGTTCTTTAGGTAGATTAGCTTCGTCCAGGATCTTATTGATATATAACGATACTTCCTCTTTGTCATAGGGTGTATATGCTCCTGCTCTTGGCTTGACTCTTGGTGCTACGTACTCTTGAAAGCCAAACTCCTCCTTCTGTTGACGTAACATTGAACACAAACCTTGAGAGATAGGGAGGTGTACCTCTGCATTACGTTTGCTCTGAGTCATATCAATACGACAATGGTTTAGGTCTAAACTATCCCATGTAAGTAGACGTATGTCACCTACACGTTGACCCCAGTCGTATGCCATATGCACAATCAGTCCAATGCTACGCCAACGAAAGTCACTGTAAGATGTGTCAAGAAAGATTGACACTTGTTCACGACTCCAATGCACTCTCCTTGGTTTTTCTGCAACTGTCTCAACCAAAGAGATTGGATTATGAATCATCACATCATGTCGCATGGCGTGTTTCCAGGCTGCAGATAATACACTGCGCCTGTAGTTAGCTGTGCGTGTACCAATCTGTAGCCACTGCTCATACGCTTGTGTGATGTGTCGAACCTTCAAGTTCTTACAGCGATATGCCCGAAGCATCTTGCCCTCTACCTCAGTAATCAAGGTAGCACTCAGATGGTTGTCGTAGTCTTTTTGTGAGGAGGAGGACAACCTACGATACACATCTGAGTTACGGTAGAAGTTTATCACCTCTTCCAGTGTGGCACTATGCTTCGGGATATTCTTATATTTGTTTACCATCTTCTCCTAACCTTCCAGTAAGCCCAAGCTCTACTACAATGTCCATCCCCTAGCAATGCGTCTAATGGACGCACTACATTAGGTTTATTGTTTCTCTTCCAATCCCAGTTTCTTGCGGAGAAAGTTTGATTTAGTCTTCCTCCTAGTATTACGTTTGTTAGTACGCTCATCGCTATCAGTACCCTTACGAGGTAGGTTACCCACCCAATGTGTAACATCATCGAAAGGCGTGTTCGTATCCTCTGCATCGTCATCACTTTCCATTTAGATTTGCTATCCACAATAAGACAAAGCCTATTGTCCATGCCACTGCTAGTACCAATGGGAATGCTGCTGCTAAAAGTTCGGAACCCATAGTACACCCTCCTGTTTATCTTGTTCATATAGTTTTACTTCTTGCTCATGTAGCTTGGCTTCATCATCTTTGCCATCCCACCAAGCATCATCTGCCCTACGTCTACACTCATTGAGTACCCTGTCTATGGGTACAACCTTACTGACTCTCATGTTCCCTCCTCCTTATCTCTACAGTTAAGTCTTTGAATACATTTAGATACCGTAGTTCATAGCGTACAGCATCCATACGATGCTTGAATGAGTGGTAACCAAACCACTTACCATTCTTACCAAACCATACTTCATAAGACATTAGCACTTCTCCTTTTTAACTTTGTCAGTTCCTATGTAATAAGTTTTATCAGATCCCCAGCATACGTCAAGTGGTTTTATTCTACCGTTAGGTAATGCCATTCCTGGATACTTGTAATGTGGGTTAGCTTTCAAGAACTCTCTTAGTTCTTCTACTTCCATCTTGCGTTGGGCATGACGTAACTCTTGGACACACGCTGCCCTACCTGTCCAGTGATCATGCTTGTCCATGCAATACTTATGGATAGGGTTCTGTTCTTCAATCACTGCTAGTAGTAGCTCTATCATCTATCAATCCTTTCCTTAACATTTCTTTTGCATCTTCATACTGCCCTCGTAGCATACAGTCATGCGCCCACCTAAACCAGGACATTGCTTCCTTGTTAGGCTTACCAGTTCTTACCTCTTCCAAGGTAGGACTACTGGCTAGACTACCCACCTGATTGAGGTTAAGAAACCCTAACAGATTAGGCTTGTCAGTTGGTACATCGACAGTGCTGTAGTCCTTGCCGCAATACTTACGTGCGTCAGCTTGTGTACCTGCCCACACACCATTGCTATTCTTATACAGTTTCATGTTGCTTTCTCCATCTTGATCTGTATCCCTTGTGTATCTGTCTCTTTGGCTTTGCCTCTTGATGCATACCTTTGTCAATCATTTCTCTAGCCCAAGAGTATGAGATACCCCAATGCCTAGCCGCTTGTGCTACACTATCAAAGTTATTACCAAACAACCTACAAGGTTTACCTTTCTGTATCCCATACGCATATTGATTTAGTCTTGTAGGCTCATGCTTTACACGTTGATGTGCGTTAGTGTTTGTTGGTTGCATTATACTTCCTCCATTGAGTCTATCTCTTGCTGTAAGTGACCTATGATTACCATAGCTTCAGCGTTCTGTTCTATTAGTTTCTTGTTCTTAACGTACTGTAGATTGAGTTGTCCTTGTAAGTCACGCACATTACGCTGAAGTATTTCTATTGTATTAGCCTGAGATAGTATTACCTTTCTGTTTTTCTCAGCTTCCATTTCATCGGGTAGCATCTTCAACATCCTCCTCTAAGTATTTTAATATAGTTGAATGATGTACACCTAACTCTCTACCCATAGCCCTAGCACCAAATAACCTATCTCTAGGTACGTACTTTAGTTTAACATAGGCAGCTTGCTGCTCTGTAAGTCTAGCAAGTGGATTGTCACATCCCTTCGCAGGTCTATTACCTAGCACATGCACAGAGTGTAAAGAGTTTTCGCTAGGTGTAGACCACTCCAAGTTGTGAACGGTATTGTTTTCTTTGTCACCATTCTTATGGTTTACCTCTGGTTTATTCTCTGGGTTAGGCATAAAAGCCCTAGCTACTAGTCTGTGTATCCTCTCAGCTAGACACTTACCTTTACGTCCACCTATCTTAGTAGATAAAACTAGGTATCCTTTTTGAAGCTTAGAGGGTACAAGTATCTTGTCTTTATTCTTAACAGATTTAATCCTTCCAAGACTAGACACTTCAAATCTACTAACCCATTCACTATTTTGTTCTGGTGTTAGCTTGTGTAATAAATCTGGTACTGGTTTCCATGTCTCTTGCATTAGTCCATCCTCACTATATGGTGACCACCTGACTTCTTAGGCAGTGCAACGAAAGCATAAGGGTAGATGTACCCAACGCCATCATCAGTATTGATTAGAAAGTATGGCTCCAGATCATCATCACCCTCCGATACAAACTTACCATCAAGTGATATCTTAGCATTCTTCATAGGCCAAGGGTCACAACATGCTGACATATTATATTTTTGTTTAAAGAAATCCTGGATTTGTAGTGGATTGTCCTTATCTTTGTTGTTCCACTCGATGAACCACATTATCAGTAGCCCATTGCCCTCGATCAGTTGGTTCCACTCATCGTTTGTGAAGTCGAGTGCATTGTTTTTTGTTACACTATTTTTCATTGTTATACCCTCTCTACTTTAATAGGTTGATCTCTTATCTCTTCCCTTTTCTTAAAGAACTTCTTAGCTAAGTTATCATCACATACAAACTCAGCACCGTCACGTAGTCTCTGTAGTATCCAAGGCTTCTTCCTTGCCCTAGACTTATAGCCAATGATGCTCATGTCCTCACCTTGTAGCTTGGCAATGGCAGTTGTGTCGATGCCATGCAAGTCAGCGTAATATTCTAGGTCAATCTGTTCCCTAGTCTTAGCACCCTTGAGTATGCACTTGACTTTGAATGTAGCCTCACCACCTGTGTATGAGCAGTTGCCTACATCTATAGTTATGTCACCATTAATGTTTTCTGTATCCACTGCCCCGTCAAGGGCAGATTGTAGTTGCTTACGTAATTCAGTTAGTTGTGATCTGGTAAAAGTTGTCATGGTATCCTCCTTACCCTGCTACGTGGTGAAACTTACGAGCAGTAGTCTTATTGGTTGACTGCTCCGTGTAGATTGTAGTCTTGCCAAAGTGATAGGCATTCATGCAATCACCCTTGGTAAACTTGATACCGTTGGACTGTAGCTTTCGCTGTCTGATGATACCCTTCTTACCGAAGAAGTTGAAACGGAAACCTTTTGTACCGTCATTGAGTGGTTTAGTTGCTAGTATTACAAACATGATTATCTCCTTTACGTTTGTACTCTCCAAGCAGGGATTGCATGGTAGAGTTGTTGCTGTTGAACACCGCTTGAGCAAAGCCACGAGGCGTTGCACTACGTATGTTCTTAGTCTTCATAGACTTACCACCAAGCTTGAGGTGTTGTCTACTGTGGCCTGTCTCTGGTTCTACTGGTGATATGGTAGGCATAACAAAGTCACCGCCAGTCCATAGACAAGTTTTCTTAGGGTATGCATCCATAGGCGCAATGTAGTCAGGCCACTTGGGATGCTCCGCTTGTTCGGGGTCAATGTATCCACCATACTGATAAGGGTGAAAACTATAGTTAGGTTTGCGCCATAGAGTTGATAGCACACTAACAGGGTTTTCTATAAAGTATGGGCAGTCGAGTGCTTGGAATAATTCAGCACACCATATAGCATAGTTAGCCGCCTTGCGTTGGAACAATGGGTCACGTTCACGCTTACGCTTGAAGTGTGCCGCACCTGATACTGCCATGTCAGTGCATACAGGGAATGCCATAGCAAATGTGACTTGCTTACCATCAAAGGCATCATAGATTGCGTCAAGGTTACCGATGTTGTGCAAGTCAGACTTGTGATAGCGAATAGAGCCACCACCATCAAAGCGATCTACCCAACCTGCTTCATCGTGTTGAATATCAAATGCATGGCAAGTATACCCTGCCTCTGCCCAAGGCTTGAGTGCTTCGCCTGTATAGTCATACAGACTGATTACGATTTTATCTGTCATGTATTGTCTCCAACTCATCCTTAACTCTTAGACTTGCGCTGTCTAATAGGTTATACACATAGTCATAATGCTTATTAAAAACATCTTGAATATCAGGTTTATATCTTATGTTGCCGTTTTCATCCTTAAATGTAAACGAGTCGGGATATAATCTGATTTCATGTTCATAATCTTTTTTTACTATATAGTCAGCAAGCTCTGAAGCTATTTCTATTAAGTTTGGGTTTGTCATATTATACCTCCTGAACAAATCCGCTTGTGTCTCTCTTCGCATCACCCTTAGCATAGAGTGCAACAATGTGTCCACCCCTTGGGTCAAGAAATCTTAGATCGTCTTGATCACCATCAATTACAGGGTATCCCTTCCAAGTATGCCAAGCTTTAGGTTTGACTTGGATGAAGTTAGATCTAAACACGACTGCCGCATTCATACCTTGCTCTAATGCTTTGTCGAGTAGCTTGGCATAGTCTGCATTTGCGTTGGAGTAACTCCATGTCAAGTGATAGTTGGGTATGTCCTTACACTTACGATTAGCAATCTTAGTGTAGTCATAGAATTGCACATTAGGGAATATCTCGAATATGTTTTTACCGTCAATCTTGATTAACTCCCAACGTATGTCGGTAGTGCCGTTCAGTCTCACACAAGGTTGAATGCCACGCTTCATGCAATAGATTTGAAACCTATCTATGTCGTCAATCAGTTGTTCCATGAATGCTTGTCTATCCTTGTAAAACCATTGAGCCTTGCGTTGTCTAGCTGATTGAACATTGCTAAACTTGCCACGTCCTGCTGTATATAGACACGCATCAATACAGCTTGCTTGTTCAGCCATAGAGCATGAGTTGAATGACTTACCATCCACCATCACTTTATAAGGTGTCATATATAAGATAGCGGTTAGATATTCGCTACCATCACCCTTGATTGTTTTGGCGTTGGTTCCAACACCTAATAATTTATATGTCATAGTACCTCACTTTCTATAATATATCTACCAGAGAGTAGGCAACATTAGTCGCCTACCTGTCAAGTAAATATTTGTTATCGCTTTTTGCACCTTCACTTTCGTTAGGTCTCATTTGCCAAGCGCCACCCCTTCCAACGTAAAAACCCCTAGCCATTAGCTGAAGCCACCTGAAAGCAATTATCGCATATATACTTTCAGTCGAGTATCGGTGCAAGCTTAGTCCTAAATAGTTGTCAGCTATCGTAACCTAGCAAGGACATGTTTTAAAGTATTGTCGAATGCATCATGTCGTAAAACATTCAAGGGGCTTAGTGCCATTGTCAAATAACGTTTAGTCTTTCGTATGTTTATTAGTAGTCAAAGTAGTTAGTTAATATTTACTAGGGCATTTCACCGAGCCGTCAAAAAGACGTTGAAACATTTTGAAGGATTACATCGCTTGCGTTTTGTTTCTTGTCGTTTTCGATGTTCTATTAAGGGCATACCGCAACATGCATTGCAAGCATAAAATTTGATAAACTTGTAAGTTATTGTTTTTAAACGAAACCTTTTTTAGTGTTTCCTGTTTTGTTCTGTTGTGGGTGATTCGTTCCTGATTCGTTCTACTAAAAAGTTTTTTTGTTTTGGATATCTGAACGCGCTCGCGTGTGTGCGCCCAGGCGTATGCGCCCAGGTGTGCGCGTGTGTGTACGTGCGCGTGTATGCGTGTGTGCGCGAGAGGGGTGTGACATTTGTGCAACACTAGGTGGGTGTGGTATTTATGCATCCCTGTTGCAAAAAGGACACACTTCTTGAGATGTTGCAGAATTACAACACTTTTTTGTAGTATATTGACGATATATCAGTTAGTTTATGCAGTAAAAACAGTTACTTAGTAGCTAAACACCTTGCAAATATAGCAAAAAGGCTTTCAAAATGCCCACCCTGCGAGGGCCACCCCCCGTTACCCAGTACGTATA